ATCTGTGCGACCCCCGTAGGGGATACCCCCCTGGGGGCACAGACGTAGCGGCATCTCAATCCTAGCACACGCGCAGTGCGACGCGCAAGCGAAAGTAGCAAATCTCACAAATAAAAAAGTGCACACGCGCAGTGCTGCGCACACACCCAACACGTGCTATCGTGTCGTTGTGATGTACATCAGGGCACACGCACAGCACACACCCCCATGCGTGCGTGCCTCTACTGCGCTGTGCACCCCTGTACTCACACTGACTGGTGCGCTATACACCCACGCACCTACATGCGCAGCACCTACCACTCGCCCTGTACATGGGGCGTATGATGGGGCGTCTGTAGGTAGGGATGTATATAGGCCCTTTACCATGATGCTTCAGGACGGAAGCTTGACGGCGCAGGGAAGCGCATGCTACACAGTACGTACCCTTGATTCGACTAGGAAGGACGCTTGAGATGCCTGCTGTGCTTGGTTTGATCGCCATTTGGGTGGTTGGGTTCTTTGGGTTTATTGGTGCGCAGGACGCGCCCACACCTACCCCTACGCCCGCATCAGTGTCCGTGTCCTCACCCGCCCCTTCATGCGAAGCCGGTGATGATAACTGTGATGGGCGCATTGATGAGGATGAGTCGGGGTGGGACTGTAAGAGCATGGGGAATCACACGTGTGGAAGCACACGGTACGTGCAGGCAGAGGATGGGAGTTGGGTGCCTGAGAGCTTCTATGCGAGCGCGCAGACAGAGCCTGAGCCTGACACGGTTGAGTCGAATGACGCACATGACCCGAATCGTGGGCAGGAAGGGTACGTGCAGGCCGAGGACGGTAGTTGGGTGAAGAGCGACTTCTACGACAACCCCAAGACGACCAAAACATGTGAGTGAGGTGCTTGACACGCATCGCTGGGAAGCGTAGCGTCTTAGGTGTTAGGGACACGCGGGACGCGAGGAAGGAATAGCGATGGTTGCGAACGAGGTACGTGTTGTGAAGACGGACACGAACGCTAGGCTGACGGCTGAGGTGCGCCAGGGATTCATGGCGGGCCATGGGCTGATGCCTTGGTATGTGGCTACTGTGCGATATGAGAATGAGTATCGGCCCGTCGTGTGTGAGCAGCGATTCATTCGCGACCTTGAGACAGCTGAGCAGGTAGCGCATGACATGTTAGTGGGAGCGCGCCGTGAAATGATCAAGAATGAGTCCGAGCAAAACGCTTGACACGCATCACCTCAGCGAGTAGTGTCTTCTATATCAGCAGAGCACACGGGAGTGATCCACATGAGCAAGGTCATCAAAGCCGATCTGGTCCCTCACCCTTTGTTTCGAAATGAGCAGGACCACTGGAAGACGGCTGAGAACGTTGTGTATCGACGTGGCACGATGAACACGGTGTTGGGGTTTGTAGGGCCGGATGGGCAGGCGCGCAGGGAAACTGGGGGCGATAAGTACCCCGGGCCGTACGCCTACATCGTGCCGCTTGCTACTGTCATTGCGGCCTATTCGACTGGTCCGGCGCCTAAGGTTGTTGAGCTTGAGCCTGGCGATGTGGTGGATTTCAATGGGCATATGATGACGCTGGTTGATGGCGAGGGGATGCGCGAGCCTCGCTTCGTGTGAGTGATGGGGGCTGGGACGCTCAAGGCGTACGCAGCAAACGCACCTAGCCCCACGTAGAACCCAGGGCAGGTAGGTTATCAGGAGATCGAATCCTGAACCTCTGGGACTCGGCGCACCGCGTCGTTAAGACCCTGCTTCATATCGTTCACATGATAGGTAGAGAGCGCCCATGGCATCGAAACGTTGTAAGTGTGGGGCGAGGACGCCGGAAGAGCACGTGCGCCTCATTCTCGCTGGTGGTAGGGTGCATGTGTATGGAGGACCGAAGCGATGAGCAACACACTACGCGAGACATGGAAAGAGACGCTGACACTGACGTTTGGAACTGTGAAGTTCTATGCGCAGTACGCGCTCTTGAGCAAGGCGACGCGCTCGACCCTGCTGTGGTTGGGGGTCATGGTGTATGCGCTGTTGCTCGTCAACATGCCTTTCGTCGGGATGATGCTGACGTTGCTTGGGATGCCCGTGTGGGCTATTATGGCGTTGAGTAGGAATGTCAAGATTAGTGTGAAGGTGAAACGATCATGATCACGGTGTTGCGTTGGGCTGAGCGCTTGAACAACAGCGCGTCGGGCAACCCTCGCTGGCGGCTGCACACGGACCGAGGTAGCTTCATCACGAGCAGTGACGCATCGTGCAACTACGAGGTCGAGAACCTCCTTGGTGATCAAAAGGGTGCTTTGGTGGAGATCACGCTCACCAGGGCTGGTAGGGTTAGTGAGATCGTTCGAGTCGAATCGAGGTGAAGTGATGTACTCTGTTTGGTATCATGACGGGGTAAAGGACATTTTGTTTGTCTCGGACATCCCTAATCGAGCGCTTGCCGACAGGATTGCAGACAACCTTGCCGATGAGTTTGGGGCGGCAACGGCGTACGTGAGGAAAGACTGACATGAACACTAGCGGTAGGCATGCGCACGAGGCACGAGAGTACGCACGCGTGCTAATGAGTATGCTTCTGAGTGGAAGAGGCTACTGCTAGGTGGTATGTGTGAGAGAGACCCCTTCATCGATAGGTGAGGGGGTCTTTTCATGCGTGCGCTCAAGCTCGCGTGTGCATAGCACGTCGTTTTTACCCCACCCGAAGGCATTTTCACGGACTTTTTCAGCTCCCGAGGGTTAGGACACCGGGGAGGACTTTCAGGCGCTCTACGAGGGCCTCAGGGCCCTAGAAATATCCCTTGACACCTGGCGTGTGTGCATGAAAGCATGTGGGCATGAGCGAAGGAGGTAGGGCGAAGTGAGATTGAGATTGGGGCTTGTGCCGCTTGCTCTCTTGCGGTAGGCTCATGATGTGAGCGAACGAAGGCTCGTTACAGAGTGTGATGGCCTAAGTGCTATGTGTCATGTGCTAGTTGATCGTGACGAGTTGAGGCACGATGCGTCAGTATGCGGGCTTGCGAAGCAAAGTTCGAAGGCTTTCAGATGCGACATATGCTTGACGCGCTTGAGCATCTCAGTGAAGAATGACGCGAGTGTAAGTACGAAGGATCTTGAAGCGAAAATCGTGACCTACACGGCGATTCGAGGGGTGTTGGGGGCTTAAGAAACTTTAAGTGCGACGTAGGACATGTACGTAGAAATGTAAAGGCTTGAGCGATATTGGAAAGGCTTGAGTTGATTGAAAGGCTTGAGCGATATTTGAAAGGCTTGAGTCGATTGAAAGGCTTGAGCGATATTGGAAAGGCTTGAGTTGATTGAAAGGCTTGATTGAATGTTCAAGCTTCAGCAGTACATCAATAAGGCACAGCCGCCGCAACCGTCCACAGGAGACACCCAATGCATGAAGTCCAGATCTTCCGCCGCATGCCCACCGGTGGCGGCACCGTGAACCGAACCCCGGCCGACAACAACGACACCCGAACCGACCCGCGCGAGACCGTGCGGCTGGCGATCGCGAAGCTCAACGGCCTGCCCGGCACGTACACGCTCGACATGAGCGAGGACCGCGCGGGCAACAAGCTCCGCGTGATCGAACAACTGTGGAAAGACGCCCGCGACGTAGCCGAGTCGCTGGAGCCTGTGCTGGCCGAGCTCGCCGCCCCGTCCCGGCCCCCGGCGGCCGACACTCTCGCGCCTGTCTCCGGCGAGGAGCACGAGCGCGCGATGCTCGATGTGATCAAGGAGCGCGACGAGGCGATCGAGTGGGCCGACAAGCTGGCCGCTGCTCTCGCCCCGGCCGCCGTGGTCGGGGAGCACTCCAGCGCCAACGATCCGTGGCGGAACGCGCTCGACTACGCGAACCGGCGGTCCCCGGTAGCCGACAACTCCAAAGCTTAGGTATGCTAAGTAGTGTGTAGGTTTACCCTACATTCTGAAGTTTTTTCTCTAAGAGAATTTCCTGCGTTTTTCAATAAGAACTAATTTCTATATTACCCTACACTCCCTACACAAAATAAAAAATATATACTATGACCTGCGGAAACAGTGTGTAGGTTATCGTTTTGTAACCTACACTGACCCTACACACCCTACACACTTTTACGCCATTAGGTCACATTTAGGTAACGATAGTGTGGCATTGACAGGGGCGAGGGGGTAGGGTAGGGTTAAGGTATGAGCGATGAAAAGGAAAAGGAAAAGGAAGAGCGTCACACTTCGGCGCATGCAGCGGCGCAGGGGGAGGGAAAAGCGCGCGTCACGTGTTGCGCCTGCATGGAAGACTTTAAGGAAAAGCCTAGTAAGCATAATAAGCAATGTAGAGGGTACGTTAGACGTAAGACCTAACACAGGGTCACTGGTTGCATTCGATATGTGACGTTGAAAGGATAGACTAATGCCCAAACCTCCGAAGAAAAAGCTCCCTGGGAAGCCTGTGGACGAGCCAAAGGGAAGCTGTAAGACGTGCGGTGGGACTGGGAGATATAAGGTGCCTCACCCGTCTGGGAAGCCTGAAAAGGCACGAGTCACTGACTGCCCATTCTGCCAAGGCACAGGAAATCGACATGTATAATTCGTGGATGAAGAGCACCAATGGGTTAGGTGGAAAGAAAGTAGGGCGCTTCGGGCGCGTTGCTGAAGGTGGGGAGCGCACCGGTAAGGGGTTTTGTAAGAAGACAAAGGGATGTGGGAAGAGCGCAGGGCATAAGGGTAAGTGCACGTTTGAGAAATGAAAAATACCCCCTGACAGGCGGAAGGATGACCTGTCAGGGGGTATTTATATTTGTTGCTAAAAGGAGCACAGCTCAACCCTAGCAACTCACCAGGAGAAGGAATCATGCGCTTCTATCGATTGTATGTGCGCGTCTCAACTTCTCACTACTCACATACTAAACGAATGCTTTCAGGCACGCAGTTCAATGCTCAATCGTCTTCGCGCCCTATTCCATGCGCTTCGCGTAGCACTAACACTATACCCTAATTTATGCGCTACTTGGCGCAGCGTCAACCTCTCCCCATCCCCCCACACGTACGCCCTCACAACATTCCTTTCGATTTCAGGAAGAGAGTTCACAGCAGCCATGATGGAGGCTTCCTCTTGCTCCGTCAGGCCATAATAGGGCTCGCTAGGTTCATGGTCTTCGCGCGCGAGGACGGCGGGCTCACGCAACCCCGAACCGCCAGCGACAATGTCGAGCACGTTGCGGCTGACCTTGGCTAGGGTCGGGATTTGATTCTTGTAGGCCGTTTGAGGGTCGTTGTTGTTGGCTTCGAGGTGTCGGCGTGCCGCGTTATGCACCTGGTGAGAGATCCCGCTGACGGGCAGGGATGCAGCAAAGCACGCAGCAATGCTCTCACGTGCGTGAATAGTCGCCCTACCCCACAGCTCACGCGCGTTCGTGAATTCCTTCACCTCATTCTCTTCCAATAACTTCACCATGACTTCTTGCTGCACGTCCTCTGTCGACACACTATCTAGCTGCCAGCGTCGGCACATGCGCTCAATGTACGGCATCAACTCCCCGTACTTGCTTTGCAGAATCGTACTCATGTTCGAATTATAACAGGTTTATGTTGAAAAAGCAATAAGCCCCTCACTACGCACAGTGAAGGGCTTATTACAGTTTGAATGTTAGGTTAAAGCTTCGACTACTGCGGCATAAAAATCTCTAGCGAGATTCGTTCATCACTCGTCGCTCTCCTCGCCCTTTCCTGTTAGCGAACTGGGCACGCTCCCGTAGCACAGTTCTCGTCAATTCCATCGCCTACATCAGAGGTAGTATAGCGCTTGAACTCATCTTCTGTCAAACGCGAGTACGGCGGCTGCACGAAGCTCTTCTCAGGGAACACAGTCGCGCCCTTCAGCTCAGGGCCAACGCGCTTCAGCACCTCAACGATATCACTGACTGAGTAGTTGGCGGGGTCTACGTTTGCCGTGAAGCTCACAGCGTTGTCAGCCCAGTGCTGCTGATAGACCGCCTGCACACGCAGCATTTGCTCAAGCGTCAGGTCACTGGCGCCCTGCACAAGCTTCACCGCGTCCTCTCCCCAGCGCTTTTCAACTTCCTCAACCAACAAATCCTTCATCGGGAACTCAACCACCATGGTGTTCGGTGCTTGCGCGTCCTCTTCAACCTTATATCCCTGATTCATCAGTTCAATCACACGGTCGCGCTGCTCAGGAATGATCGTGCTAAAGCGAATACGGCGAATGAAGTAAGGGGCGAAAATAGGGTGAATGCCTTCACTGACGCCTGGGAGCTTAGCGATACTGCCTGTGGGAGCGACAGTGCGCGTCTTCACTGGCACTGGGATTCGCAATTGAAAAGCGAAGTCGTTTGCCTCAAAATCAACAATAGCGCTCATATCACGAAGCATGAACACAATATCCTGATCGCGCGCTACATCACTATACTTCCTACCAGTCATAGCCACCATGGACGCAAACCCCAAGTGCCCAACCCCGATACGGCGATTACGATTCAGCACTTCACGCTGCTTTGCGTCCCTCACGTCGCCGAACGTCGCCCTCATGAGGAAGCGCGTCATGAGCGAATGAGCAATCGCCAATTCCTCATAATCAATCACACCATTCTCATCAACGAATGCCGCCAAATTAACATGCCCCAAATTGCAATTCTCCCACTCTTCGAGCGCGATCTCACCGCAAGGGTTTGTACCAATGACTGTATTAGGCTCCCCGACATTTGACAGTGAGCTATTCCAGAACCCAGGCTCCCCATTATGAAGCATACCCTCGGCAATCTTATGCATCACATTTTCTGCATGAGTGTCATTCGCCTCAAGCGCTCGCCAAAATGCATCATCAATCTCAACGCTAATGTTCGTCGTCCAATGCTCTCCCTCGTGCTTAATCTCCATAAAATCGAAAATTTGAGGGTCCTGCCAATGCATCATACTCATGCGTGCCGAGCGCCTATTCCCACCACTCACCACACACTGCGCAATGTAATGATCAATGAGCATAGCACTCAACCCATCAAGCGTGTTATTGACACGCGAATTAAGCACGTCACTGACTTCCTTGAGCATGAGCACGAGAGGTAGTGGGCCACTGGCATGCCCACCGAACGTCTTCAATGCACTTCCCTTTGGACGCACATAACTCACGTCTACACGCACAGTCACCTCAGAAAGTGCATTACACTGCGACAATTCAATGATATTAGCGAGCGCATCTGCCCAGCCCTCACGCGAGTCCTCCACCCACACAAACGCATCATACTCCTCGTCGTTCGATGAGGTGAGATGAGGCTGTAGCTCTGCGTAATCAATATGTGTCTCTGAGCAAGTGAACTGCACATTCAGCTTCGTCGTGATGTTATCGAATTTCTCAAGGTACTTGTTCGAGTAATTCGCCCCAACACCCCCACCTTCCATCAGGCGCATAAAAGTGAACGTAGAGTGATCGCTCAATCGCTCACCCCAGCCTGACAGATGACAGTTGAACAGAAACTGACGCCCTTCAACCCCGCTAGCCCACAGCTGGCGTCCTGCCGGGATGATCTTGAAATTGGTCATGTAATCGATCAGAAGCGCACGCTCATCGGAAAGTGTATACTTCTCATCGACCAATGCCAAGTTTCCATCAACAACACGCCTAACAGTCTCCTCCCACGTCTCACGCTCCCCATTCGCCTTCATTCGCGAGTACGTGCGATCATACACCTCGCGCCCACTAGGGCCCCACTTAACCTCTGCCATGTCTACCTTTCATTCACTAGTCGATAAAAAATTCCCCACTCAAACTCTCACTGTATGAGTGGGGAAATTGCAGCGTAAAGCTACAGTTTAAAATTCGTCTTCTTCATGCTCTTCAACCCAGGCAACGTACGCGGGGGAAAGAGCAAGTTCGTCGTCCTCAGTATACCACATCGTGTGAATCTGGCCGCTTAGGGCACTCACAACCTCACGATCACTATCCCAGTGCCTCCAGTGAGGCGGGTGTACGGCACGTGTGCACTCCCAACCCCCATCGTGACGCGCACCGCAGCGCTCCTCCACCGGCAGGACTGGGTTGGGGTCGAAATCGCCAGGGGTTAGGTGTTCGTAGGGGTCGTCAGCTTCGAAATTTGAAGGAAGGTGTTCGGGAACGCTAGCTCCAATGACAAGTTCTTCAGATTCGAACATTGCGCGAACACGAACCGTGTTCATTGCCTCTTTAATGCCAGGCAACCAGCGCTTAGGGGTGCTGGGCGCGTTCATCAAATCTTCGATCATCGACACGCACTGCTCCATCGTGCGCTTACGTGCCTCTAGCGTGTTTTCGAAGACGTAGAATGCTGTGGCGCGCATGCGAGCCCTTCGCTCAGGGCTTAGCGACTCCCAATCATCACCTAGCACCTTTGTCAGTGCGATCGCGACATCCTCAACTTCACGACTTGGGTCGATCATGAGACTTACCTTCTTTCATCATGCAAAATACACTGCAATGATCATGCACGGCAACGTATCGCACAATGCCATCAATGATCATTTGAGATGCGCACGGTCTGTCAAACTCCAATGGTTTGCCGCACGCTGCGCAGGTCTTTTGTCTTCGTGCCAACGACATTTCTCACCTCAGTCAACCCAAGCGCGAATCAAACACCCCGCAGGACGCTCTTCGTTCGCGTAATACTTCCTTGCCGTAAAGCCTACCACGCGACTATCGTCTGTGTAAAGGTGTGCGTTGGTGAGGGCGTCGTGAATGGCACGGGCCAGCTTATCGGTGTCAGGTGCCGTGAGTTTCTGTTCACGCGTCACTGTTTTAGGTCTAGGAAACCAAAAGGTCATTTCAACGAACACACCTACGTCAATAGGTTCATGATCAGGAGGGAGCGCTTCACTCACGGCCTCAGTTATTGCATTGCGCCAAGGCCCTAAAGTCTTAGCATTGCTATAGTACAGATGGCCGTGGCGTGAAGCGCGTAGACTCCCCTGCGGGACGGGAGTGCCCGCCACAAAGACTTCTACATACGCTTCATTCTGCATATGTAGAAACTAAACAGCGAACGCTCCCTCACTCCCTCACTCTTGAGCGAAAAACTTAGCGTCCTCGTATGCTTCTTCAAGCTCATCGTGCGTCGCTAGAGGTTCGAAAACTAGCAGGTCATCCACCACTTCCCACTTATAACCTTCTAGGGTTCGTACCTTTCTCACGAACACCTTATCACTGACAGTGAAAACATCACGCTCTGAAAGCATCACATCTCCTAATCATCGAAGGGTTCCTCAGGAAAATCAGAGAACGCTGCGGGACAAATAACAAGTAGCTCATCGAGAATCATCCCTGCAAGTTCGCAAATCTCAGCGTCGGCATGAACGCTAAAACGTTTCTGCAAAACATCCCTCCACGCGCGCATATTCCCTGTAACAACAAACTTCGTTTCAACTCCGCCTGGGAGGATGGCGCGTGCTGCCTCGCGTCGCTCTTTACGCGCTAAATCACCTAAACTCGCAACGGTGTGCGCGTACGCGTCCTGTGCCGCTGCATATGCTTCAGCCCACAGCTTAGGCAGCATGTCCTCATCGATGTTGCGAAGGGCAGGAGGAATGATGAGTGTAGCGTTTTCGCTGTTGACGAAGCGCTGGGAAAGGACACTGAAACTCAGATGACGATGACGCTCAAGTTCAAGTAGTAGGTTTCGAGACACTCCTGTGACATAGAATGATGCGCTTGCGTGCTCAAGAACACTGAAATGTCCTTTCGCAAGGATATTCGCGATATAGTCCTTAGGGTCGGCGGTTGCTTCGTTAGGCCTATTAAATGACTGGTAGCACGCACGACCTGCAAACTCAATCAGGCGCTCTGTGTCTTCCTCGTCAGCGTAACGCTCAAACGAAAACTCAGATTCAAGAGCATCCTCGATCAAGTAATTGACTGAGCGGAGGGGGATTTCTGTTTTAGCAATGCATGTGACCTGCATCACTTCTCCTTGTCTACTGCCGGGGCAAACCCAATCACCACGCCCTGCGTAGCACAGGACACAAGACTACCGAACGCCCAAAGCCCTAGCGCCAGCCCTCCCCCACTACCAGCAATCAATGCCAATCCTGCAATCGCCCCACTCACAATCACCCCGAGCACTGTCATCAACACCCAAGCTACCCACTTACTCATCGTTTCCTCCTATTAATGCGACGCTGCTTGCGAGCGACCTTATTTTTCGCCCTGCGCCTCGCAACCTCATTCTCGTTCTTCACGCCGCCAAACATCCTATCGCGCATCATAACATTCAAACAATACAACATCTGACGCGCAATAACTTCGTGACGCTCGTTACTCACTCTTCATGCTCTCCTTCATACTCACCGACAAAGTACCACGTGCCATCCACCCATGTCAACCCAATGTCTTCGGGTCGTTTACATGCAGTCCTCCCGCCCCTACCACGCTTGTGATAGATATGCAAGTCAAACGCCTCTATTTCTTCAAAAGTGTTATGGCACTGTGAGCAGTGACAGCGCTTAGACGCCCCATTCCATGTCTTCGAACAGCCTCTGCATGTCGCCTCGATATTCACTCCTCGCCCTTACTCCTCTCTATCTCCGCTCGTTCCTTCTCTTTTCGCGTCCTACGTCTGCGTTCACGCTTATCGCCATGCGGCCCTGACGCGTTCGATCGACGCAATTCGACCTTACGCGTTGCTTCTTCTTTACTCATCGCGCTTTCTCTGCCATAAATAAACACCAATAACGCTGTTCTTGTCAGAAAGCACCTCGCCCTTATCATCTTTTAAGGTATTGAGCATCTCCTCATACCCCCAATGATAGAGATGATTCGGCACGCAAGAGCATCGACCAAATACCTTCCCCGGCTCCTACGTCCAGTACGGTGAGGGGGTTGATCTCGATGATGCGGTCGATGGCCCATTGCTTGCCTTCATGACTACTGAACGGCATAAATTCTCCTTAAATGAGGAAAGGAGAGCCGCACGGTTCGTGGCCCTCCAAAATCCTTCAAAAATTTTTCTAGACTTTCCCAAACCTCACTCTTAAGATTCAGACACCCTCTTCGAGCCGAACAAACCTCAAAACAAGATCCTCATTCTCATCTATATCCACGTCAACGCTCAAACCAACCAGGCTGTGCGCTACCAAGAAGTTATCACGAGCGGCCCGCGACAACCTAAACGAATCGCGCCCAAACTCGAAGAAAATTTCCGTAAGCACCGTGCCTAATAGAGCCTGAAGCTCTACTGCACTAAGCGACCCATCATCAAACATCAATATATCTTTCCATTTATCATTTCATTATCATTATAACACTACTCACTAGTACATTCTACGCACCCACAACAACCAATCCTGCACTCTCAGTTCATCAGGTTGGGTGGGGATGACAGGGCGCGTCTCATCGAAGACTTGTTCGGCTCGATGAAGGTATTGTTTGGCGAGAGTAGGGTTAGCGTAGATGCTTTCGGCAGTGTCAAAGTACCATTGAGGGTCTTCGACGCGCAACTTCAACTCACCCGTGGTCCACAAGTACATACCTTGCGAAAGCAAACGCAACATATGTCTGGCGTGTTTTGTCCCTCGCTTCCAATCGCCTTTCTCCATCAACCGCTTAAATTGCGACGAAGCATATCCAAGGTAAGAATTGCGCACGTACGCCTGTGAAAGAAATGCCCCGCGCATTCTCACTAATTCAACACCCGCACCCGTTAGAACTTCATAGTCCTCTAACCAGAGAAGCTCAGTGACCGTGGGGTTGCACTTTAAACATAGTAGTAGGAATTTGCGTGCCTCGTGCAACGCTACATCAGGATCATGAGACACAACTGTGTCACGAGGAATTCGAAGCTTGAGAAGTGATTCAGTAGGGTACGCGAACACTCCTAGCCTATCAATGTCACTGTCAGGTGTGCTCAGGCCGTACGCATCCGATCCTACAATGCCACTAAGTAAGATGCTCTTAGTATCGCTCATTAGCGATCCCGTATACGCGCTCAATCTCGTCGCGAGAACAATATTCGCCGTCACACACATACATAGCTACATCAGTATCACCGCTGTCGTCCCGCGTCCACTCATCCCCATAGGCGTCAAAAATCGTCCTGGGATGAACAGCTTCCGCCGCCAAAACTTCGTTAATATCGTCGCGTAGCTTTCGTAAATCTTCCCTAGAAATAACTTCGTCGTTAAGAAGAATTACTTCGGTTCGCCGAACCTTAACATCCCACTTTGTCATTTTGCCCTTCCCACCATAACATGAAATACTTGCGTGCTTCACTTTGCCACGCATCCTTCTCACGATTGCTCACTACAATACGTCTGCGTAGCGCCTGGCAATCGCACTTAAGTCTTGATCGTAGCACACCCATAGCGTACGCCGCAACCATCAACATGAAAACGCGCAAGTGATGTCCAGTCATGCTACTCATCATATTCGAACTTAAATTCGGGGTCAACAGGCTCACGTCCTACCGACCAGTACGTGACTTCCCAGCTGTAGGTTACGGCTCCTACGTACGATGCCCGCAAACGCTGATGTCTAAGGTTATCATACACAGCCTTCTGCACCCTATGCCACGTCTCCCCTGTTTCGATCAAGTCATCGAAGAAGACCCAGCGCTCCCCAATTGTGCCTTCAATCTCATTACAACTATGGCTTCCCTCACTCTTCTTCCTCACCACAGCCCAAGCGCAATCGAGTGCTGTCGCAAGACGAGGAAGGATAAGTGCTGCGCTCAGCCCACTACCTACAAATGTATCATACTCTACATTCTCGTGACTCAATGTCGAGCGCACATTCTCGATCAATCCATCAGGGTCAACGAAAATTTCTTTCATGTAACCTGTTTGTGACACAAATTGATAACCAGTCTCTTCTATATTCGTGTTACGCAAAGTCATGTAGGTTGCTGAATAACTGTCAAAGGGCACTCTATGGTCGAACACAGCACTTATCCTTTCGCGTTACTCTCGCACGTAAACAGTGATAAGTTTCTGTTCAGGCTTCACAGGGTATGCCACGCTTCCGTCCCCCTCAAGATCATCAACGACAGCACTGCCCACAGCATAATCCACTGCAAAGTAAAGCACATCACAGGTCTCATCATTCAAAGCGACACTAAAAATAGCCGTGCGGTACGTGTGCCCGCGTCCCTGGGAAGTAAATGTATCGTTGATTCGCCTTACTTGTGAGTCATACTGGGCAGTAACGTTCTCGTGATAAGGCGTCTCGTGCGCGTTGATCTTAGTGATGATTTCGTCGCGCAACTCTGCAGTCGAACTATAGTCACTCATCCCACTCCACCTTACCGCCGACAACACTGAACGGTGCGCCGTCGATCTGATGAGTCTCGCCATTCTTAAACACTCGAATGCTATTGAACTGAGTTGCTGCCGACTTAGCGTGTCCTGAGCTGAAATAGATGTTCTTGCGCCCATTATTCCTGAAATTCACAGGCACGCCATTCTTATCTACAATCCGAAAAATTAGTTCCTTCAACTTACTTCCTTCTCTTTCGTTACTTCGCGCGTCACATCCCATGACACGTTATATAAAAATGCTTCTGCTTCGTTAAGCCCTTGCACGAATCCCGTGTTGGCACCACTGCCAAAGCGCTCCACGTACTCATCCTTTTTGCGTTTCACTGCGTCACTTAGAATAAGTAGTATGTGTCTGGCGCGCTCTGTGTCTCCCCCGACAACATCAACGACTCGATAGGCAACCTCTTCCCTCTTCATTACTCATTCCTATTCTTCCGTGTTCACTTGTTCAAATGCTACGCCACCGAGCGCTAGCATGTCAAGCCCTTCAATACTGCGATACGCTCGTGCATACACCATGCGCTTAATACCAGCATTGATGATCAATTTAGCGCAATCATAACAAGGGCAATGTGTCACGTACAGAGTACAGCCGTGCGTCTCTCGACTGAACAGCAAGGCGTTCACTTCGGCATGCACAGCGATGCGGCAGGGGGCGTCGTCGTCGTGTACACAGTGAGGGACCCCGCGAGGCGCTCCGTTGTAGCCTGTCCCGACCACGTTCAAGTATTGGTTGACGACGACACTGCCGACCTGAAGCCGGGAACACGTGCTACGCAACGCAGTGCTCCCGGCCAAGGTCAGAAAGTGACTGTCCCAGTCGAGCCTAGACACAGTCACATCCGCAATGAGGGTAGTCATCGTCGTCATCATCGTGAGCGGCGGGCGTGTCATAGTCTGGATTCACAATGCGCTTCACGGCTTCCAGATCAAATTTAACGTGTAGCATGCGCGTATCACTCAGGAACACCCACATGTCCCCGTTATTATCAGTGATAGTGTCGCCGCTGAAAGCCTCAACCTTAGCTGTCCGTTGCTTCATTCGTTTCCTCTACAATCTGAATATTCCAGATAACAGTGTCAGCGTACAGTTTTGCTTGCGCTTTGGTCAAGCCTGTAGCCAGCGTACGCCAGTCACGTAGGATCGGGTGTTGCACTTTCACGCTATATTTGGTGGCCTTAGGTGGCATCATACCCCTCATCGTAGTGTCGCTGTGCATCATTCAGGGCCTCGCCCCATGTACGGCCGAGATCCTGCTTCCTCTGCGCGACCAGGAACAATGTTGCGGCGGACGGGGTGATCTCGACTTCCTCGTCAATGATTCCCTCGCGGTACTGCTCCGTAAACCAACCCCTTAGCTCAGAAGCATCCCCTACGTCGGCGACATCCCTCAGCGTCTCGTCCCTCACACCCGCATAGTACAGAGCGTGACCAACAATGCACGAAGGGTGAATAACACCACTGTCGTCAGGGTAAGCATACGTGCACGGGATTTCACCTCCGGCGTTCGGGTCAACGTAGTCAGCCCCTCGCTCTTCCACCGCACGCTTCAGTAGAGCCAGCGCCTTCTCAGAATCGATTTCAATCTTCATTTCATTCCTCCCGTAGTACGTGACATAGCTCGCATGATTTCCTTATCGGTCCAACCTAATTGATTGAGCGCGCACTAATTCCATTCATGCGCTGCTCACTGATACGAGCGGTGCGAAATGTGTCTAGAGCAACAAAGACGCTAACAGCAGCAGCGACACAAATAAGCACAAGAAATAAAACGAACAACTCAAACACCCCTCGTACCTGTCATCGTCATCGCCCCACATGTCCCTTGTCATCGGCACGTCTTCATTACAGCGTCAACGTACGCCTGTACATCACCATCAGGATAGATGACTTTGGCGTTCTGCGCAAGCATGTATGCCGAACTGTAATCTTGTGTTCGGCACAGAGCTTGTGCGGTGTTGAACGCCTCACTCCCCACACCCCACCCATGCTGAGCAAGGTCATATGCGAAGTCCTGCTTATTATACATATCGTTCGCTGTGATGAACATCACCCAGACGAAGATCAGGGTGCCGAGGCACATAATTAGAGCAAACGCGACAGTCACCCCTATGCGAATGTCACGGTCTTCGTTAGAAGTCATGCGGCTCAACCCATCCTTCCACTGCGTTCTTCGTTCCCTTCGAACGTACCACACCCGCACTGTCTCTGTAAACATACCCTAGTGCCCACGTGCGCCCATACACCTCGCCTGTAGCGCTAATGGGGACATCAATGAACTTCCCACTCATAATCTCCCCCACAGTACGGGCGACATCTTCTGCATCTTCGCGGGGCGCCTCGAACAACACCTCATCGTGAATAGGAAGTAACAGATAGTCATCAAGCCCTGCGTGAGAAAGGTCGATGAGTGCTTGTGCGAGGAGGTCACGGGCGATACTCTGCACTGAGTAGTTGACAGCGGCGTACTCGCGACCGACGTCGAGAGGGAGGTATCTACCGTGATAGTTCACGATGAACCCACCATTGGAGCGCTGCTCACGTTGCAGTCGTTTTGCATACGCGGGCAGCTCAAAGTAGGCGTCATCGTACGCGCGGATAGCGTGACGAACGCTCTCGATCGGTGCTCCGGTCTGCCTACTCAGAGTCTCTGCCCCACCACCGAACACCTTCCCAAAGCCCACGCCCTTGCAAATGCTGCGTTGGGCCTTGGTGAAGTCGTCACCGTAGACGAGCTGGGCCGTGTAATCGTGAAGATCAATTCCATTTGCAATTGCATACTTCATCTGACTCACCTCAGCCAGCCCAGCAAGTACACGGAATTCAACCTGATCATAGTCCGCACTACCAATGACATGTCCTGGCTTCGCGACAACTTGACGTCTAATAATCCAGGCATCGTCCCCTCGGGATGGGAGCTGTTGTAGGGGAGGGTTGCCGATGCTCATGCGCCCCGTACGGGCCTGCAACGAATTAATGTCAGGGTGCACCCTGTCCCAGGAGTCGCGTGCTGTGAGCATTGCCTCGGCATAGGCCGTCTTCCACTTAGCCGCACGCTTTGCCCCCTCAATGGCCCCTACAAGCGTCTTAATGGCGGGGTCGAGAGTCACGTCCATCGCGAGCGCTTCGAGCACAGCCTTATCAGTCTTAGGGCTTCCTGTTTTAGTGAATTCGCGAGGTTCCCAGCCCAGTTCGAGTAGGCGTGCGGCGACCTGTTTGGGGGCGTTCACGTTCTCCAAGCCTAGGTTGCGTGCGTGCTCGACATTCTCCTCATACCTTTGCACGAGGCGCTTCACGAGCAATTCAGAGTATTCAACGTCCAGTGAAAAGCCTCGGCGCTTCATCCTCGTCGTCACGCGCTGCACTTCGTGTTCAAACCTCGCGAGCCTCCCATACCCCTCATTGTTAATGAGGTTGCGCAAGTGACGATGAAGACGGGCGCCTAGAATGACATCGAGTCCTGCGTATAGAAGGTACGTGGGATTGTTGATGTCGATATTCGCCCAGCCCGTCTCGAGCGTGCACTTAATCTTCCTAAACTCATCCTTAAGATCTTTTTGAGTATCAGGAGCCTTAGGGTCAATGTAGCGAGCACTTAGTTCTTTAAGGCCAAACCCTACGCCCCCGTCTGCTTTGCCTCTAGGATCTAGCAAATGAGCAAGAATTTTAATCTCATGATAATTGTCTTCGAGCGCTTCAAGACTGTAGAGCCCTGTCAAGTCGCAGGCGAGAAGGTCGAAGGGCAAGTTTATACCACTGAACTTCTTGTCGCTTAGAATGTCAAGCATCTTACGTGCGCGTGCATCACGAACACTTTGCATTTGCAATACATACGCGCGGTCGGCGTTGCCTACTTGAACGGTGCGGATGCGGAAGTCGTCGGCGAACATGTTGAGATGAGTTGTTTCGGTGTCGAAGCATAGTTCGTAAGCCGAGCGCTCACTCATCCAGCGAACGCACTCATCGAAATCTTCTGTGTTCTCGATGACGCGAACTTCAACGTTATCGCCTTGAATGCGATAGGGAAATGTCTTCATGCTCTTCTTTCTAGTTGTGCCATCTTGAGGGTCACGAACGTCTCATGAGTATAGCATGCGTCTGTTCGAACTGCAAAGTTTAGGTATGCTAAGTAGTGTGTAGGTTTACCCTACATTCTGAAGTTTTTTCTCTAAGAGAATTCCCTGCGTTTTTCAATAAGAACTAATTTCTATATTACCCTACACTCCCTACACAAAATAAAAAATATATACTATGACCTGCGGAAACAGTGTGTAGGTTATCGTTTTGTAACATACACTGACCCTACACACCCTACACACTTTTACGGCATAAAAATACCGCTAGGTCACATTAACGTAACACTAGCGGTACTCGTTAAAACTTAACTACGATTGCTTCCTGCTGCCCATCGGCCACATCTGGCTTACATCCTACGTCTGTCGAATGCAGGCGCACGGCGGCGACGGCGGTGTTGGCGGCAAGACCTGTGAAGACCATGCCTCTCTGCGTACGCTTCGTGTTATAGCCTCTCTCCTCCATGGCGGCCTTGAATTGCTTTTGCTTGAGCATGTCTCGTTGCTCGTAGGACTGTGACTCAGCCCACTTTTTGTAGAGCGAGTAAGCCCAAGCGCTAGGGACACGCTTATTATCTTCAGGCACCAACCACCCGCCATGTTCCGCCTTATCAATAAACCCACCGAGAATGTCAGTGGCTTCACGATAATCTTGCGTGGCAGCGCGGACGCGTTCAGGCTCCTGAAGACCTGTGGCGTACCATTCAACGGCACCTCTCACGGCCCACGCTAGAATACCTTCACGTTCTTCAAGAAGCGTAGTGGCGAGAGAATGATCTTGCTCATGAGGGGCAAAATAGCGTGTCCAAGGGATAAGCTTGACGCGTCTCCAAATTCCTTCATCGGCACCTGTGATGTCTGGCTTAGCGTTTGTTGCCATTTGGATGAGGAAGTTGGGTGTGAATTCAATGTCACTCTTATGTAGCCCTCGTGCCGTGATCGCATCACCTGAGGCCATGCGCTTAATCTGCGCTTCATCGATCGTGGCGCGTGCGTCGGCTTCATTGACAGTGACCAGCCTTGCTCCTCGCAGTCGCACGAGGTCTGGGCGAGGGCCGCCCGCACCATTCGACTTTCGTTCGAACGAAGTCCAATCACTGACAGCGCTAATACTCCTAAACACTGAGCGCAAAGTGTCAAGGAAAATGGACTTCCCGTTACTGCCCCTGCCGTAGTGAATTGCGAGACAATGTTCTGACGTCTCTCCTGTAATCCCATACCCTACCAATCGCTGCAAGAACGGCGGCATATCATCCATGCCAGGCATTACTTCATCAATGAACTGACTCCAACGAGGTGCTTCTGCATCGATGTGATAGTTAATGTCGATGAGGCGAGTCATGTGCAAGTCAGGTGAGTGTTTATTAAGCATTCCCGTGCGCAGATCAACAACCCCATTACGTACACAGAGCAAGTGATTGTGCGCGTCGAGATCGTCAACTGTGAGGCGAATCTCGTGCCTGTTTTTGAGAAGGGTCATGGCATTCATGATGCCTTTCATGCTCAATGAATACTGAGCATGAGCATACAACGCCTTAGCACCCCTATCCCCATTCGTGACTTTCTCGTTATAGTCCTTCCAAAACAAGGCGTGCGCGTGCTGAATCATTTCGATTACGCTAGCGCTTGAGTCCTGTTCAGTCCTCCACACCATCCCATCCCAAATCAACCATCCAACACCTTCAACGTAGCGCAAGCGATCACCGTAAAGTTCGGCTAGGCGGTCGGCGTTTCCTGCATCATTGAACGATGCTGGATTCATAACACTGTTGGGAATGTACTCGTCTTCTGAGATCACAGGCGGTCCTTCAACCTTCTCGTTTTTAGTTGAAATTGGAGATGCGAGAGGTTCGGGGTGTGCCCGTGGCGTTGCTTCAGCAAACTGCCAAGCGCGCTCAATCTTTCCGCCCAATCCCTTGATCGTGTAAGGCACACGCTTTGCATAGTCTTGCACAATGCTATCCTGACTAAGGACAGTGGAAGGGACGCACTGTGCGAGCTGAAACGACCTAACTAGCATTCTGTATACAGTATCGTCACGTGCGCCTTCGGGAGCGTCCGCTGCTTCACGCACATTCATTTTGTGCCAACGAACCACATCATCCCACTGATCTTCCGGGTACTGATAATGCGATTCGGGTACGTCTCGCTGCGCAGGAAGAAGGCGATTGAGAATTCTCGCAGGCAACGGGGCGATATCACTGTCAGTTAGCACTGAATACTTACCGTCACCAACGACACTTCCAGGCCCAACAACGTAGCCCCCATCCCCACGAACATCAACGCCGGGCGCGAGCATTCCTACGGAATTAGCAATGCGCTCAACCCCGTCAGGGTAACTGAAAATGAAATGCCATCCCCCTGAACGCGTCTCGTGCACTCTCGTTTCGATAGGTTCGTCGGCAAGCTCGCTTACTACCGAGTAACTTGCGCCGTGCTTCGGGTCAACGTCAATGACAACGATTCCTGAAGACTTACCAGTGACAATTCCTACGTTGTTAGGTGAGCGTAGCTCGTCAAGAAAGTCAAGCGAATCACTCTGTGTCCATGAAAGATGACCTGTGCGTCCTTCTGGGGGTTGCTTTGAGCCTCGCGCGAGAGGAAATAGCACCCACCCTAGGTCAAGCATCTCCTGAATGTAATCGGACAATTACTCCTCCTTAACGCCCCACGGCGTAGTTGCGATGCACAAACTTATTTCGCGCATGAGGATACGCGCATAAACTAAATAGTCCATGCGCGTCACTCATACTGTAGCATAGAATTCTTAATTAAGCAAGCGAAGATCACATCGCATCTACGAGTAGTTCCTTAAACTCAGGAATGACCTGAATATTCCCGCCTGCCCACCCGAATGTCTCGTTATGACGTAGAGTCCGAACATGCACTTCGTCGCCCTTCCTCCGCAAATGCTGCTTAATCTCGTCTTCACTCATAGAGAACCAATAACCTTTAACCCCGCTAAGGACACGCCACGGTGTTCGAGCAATCTGATCGTTGACCCAGAGTTGAACAGCGCGTGATGCCGCACGTGCGTTCGACGGCGCTACATTAAACAGTTCCCATGACCTAGTAGGCAGCTCATCAAGCGCCTCAATAACTTCAGCGACCACCAAAGCGGGCAAATACCACCTGCCCTGTACCTTCAACCTCAGGTTCGCGGGTACGTCGATCTGCCCGGCCGGAGTTTGTACAGTGTACTTCACTAGCTTGCCTTTCTTTATACTCACTGATCTTGTTAAAGAGAGTTTCTCGAACACTGTCTAGCTTGTCAAGGGCCTTTTGAAGTTCTTCTGTTGAGATCGACATCACACCATTGCTACTGCCGAGCGCTGCTTTGTCAAGCTCAACAAGATATAACGATGCATGATCGGATACATCGTTCAGTAGCTTAGTGTAATCGTTCACGCGCTTATCGTTTAGGGACTGATCCTCTCGAAGTTGTCGCGTGTCAACATATGGTTCATCGTCATCAGAGGAGACTGCGGTGATTTGACGTCGCTTAGGAGCATGTGCTACACTGCGCTCTTCCTTCTCAGGCTCTTCAGGTAGCTGTTCGAACGGTGTTATAGGGACGTCGTTACGTGCTGTATGCTTAGGCTTCTTCGCTTCCTGATATGCTTTGTTGAAGAGTGGGCGTTCGTCCGTACCTAGGTACGATTCCCATACTTTAGCCATATGTCGAACGTGGCCCTCTGACTTGCTAATCTCTCTCGCGACTTGAGCTTTAGACTTCCCGCTCTCAAGCTCCTCCGCAATGAGACGTGCAGCCTCCCACCGAGCGCTCTCAAGTTGCTCAGCGTCACCGTCGATGAACTTCTCAAGCTCGATAATTCGCTCGATATTTGACATTCCTAACCTTCCGTGTTACACTTTCGAACATGCGTGTGTATGTGAGAGACCTAATTCGCTGCGCGTCGCCTCTTGAGAACATCGTACTCCTCGAACGACTGAGGCGCAAGTACGGGGAGGTGATGAGTGACTCAGACAGAGGTAGCTACTTCGTCATCTCAGCTCACGAAGACCTGTTCGGGATGCCAGCGTACGCTCTCGACTTCGTTGTACACGAAGAAGAGCAGCAATAAGGACGGGCTGGAGGCTAGGTGTATCGAGTGCCGTGCTCATGATCGGCGCCTCTCCCAGTATGACCTGACTCCTGCGCAGTACCTACGTTTAGGGTACCTGCAGGACTGGCAATGTGCAATATGTAGGACACCTCAATGTGAGCTAGAACACGGTCTGATGGTGGATCATAACCATGAGTCAGGTAAGGTTCGCGCTCTGTTATGTAGAGCATGCAATCTTGGGCTTGGGAATTTTTATGACGACCCTCATAAGCTCAAACGAGCGGCTGAATACTTGGAATTGATGGAAGAAGAGTAGATGACATTCGAACGTGAGTATGACGAGTCATGGGATCGTTGGTATATTAATAAGGAAACTGGCGAGAAGTATGCTGGTGTGACGTCGATCTTGAACGTGATGAGCAAACCAGGGATTGACAAGGCCAAGCTGAAGTTGCAGGCGACGTACCTAGCAAATAATCGCAAGCGCATGAGCGAACTTACGAAGGCCGCGTTCCTGGCAGAAGTGAAGAACGATGATGTGTTCCTTGATGACTGGCGCATTGCACGTGAACTAGGAACTGCGGCGCATAAAGTGCTCGAAGACATTCTAGAAGGTAGAGCACAGCACCCTGAGATGTACGAGGTCGATGGGTGGGAGGGAGAAAACCCGCTAGGCTGGGTTACTCGCGCGTGGGAAGAGCTGAATGAGCAGTTCGACGTTACCCCTGTTCGTAACGAAACTATGGTGTTTAGTGATCAGTGGGGTTATGCGGGGACGTATGACAATGCTTGGCTGATTAACGATGAGATGTGCATGGTCGATGCTAAGACGAACGCTGGCGGGCCTCGAAGCAGCGTAGGGTTGCAAAATATTGCGTATGCCATGGCTGAGAAGATGTACGACGAGAACGGAAATGTCACAGATAACTTGGAGTTCGACCGTTCGCGTGTGTTTTGGGTGAGGCCCGATGGGTGGAATTTGTTCGAGCTTCGTTTTGATCACGAGCTATGGGTGGACTTTAGGGCATTGCTAAGGACGTATCAGCACGTCAAGTTGAGGGAAAAGCGTGTGATCGAAGAAGCGCTTTACCCCGAGGGAAAGACGTTTTGGAGGAGGTTCTAGTGGGCTGGTACAGCGCAACGAGCATTTTTGACGGTGTGATTGACGCTCTCGACGCAGAACTACGCAACAGTGACGACAGCATGCAAGCTGAGCAAATTACATATGCTGTGGCTAAAGCGCTAGCTAAGAAGCTATGGGATGACGATTGGGATGGCGAAGAGGACAGCGATCATTTCGAACGCTTCCACGATATCCTTTGCTGGACGTGCCGACATGGCAGGTTTCCTGAAGATTGCAACATCGCCAATCCAAAGCCCTTCTAAATTTGACAATTAAATAAGAAACTGATATAATACAAGTGTTCGAACAACGAAAGGAAGAAGATAAGTGGGAGCCTGGGATCACCTAGACATTCCGAAGAACGAAGGATCTGACTACTGGAACCCTCAGGAGCCTGAGAAGATTCAGGGTAAGGTTCTTGAGATTGATACGTATGAGGATCAGGAAGGCAATCTTCACCCTCAGGTCGTGCTTGATGTTGACGGCGAAGAGCTAACGGTGACGGCATTTCGCTCGATCCTAAAGCAGGAGCTTAACGACATTGACGATTTGAGTGTCGGCGACGAGCTTGAAATTGATTTTCAGGGCAAGCCGAAAGGCAAGCGCTACTTCGTTTACCGTGTCAAGAAGCTGAGTGCGGCTCCTAAGCGCGCCAAGCGGTCGAGCGACGACGAGTTCTAATCACTGGGCGCTTGACACGAGCCCGAAGTTTAGAGTATAATTGCATACATCGTCGGGGGCGTTCCCATAAAGTTCGCTCGCTGACGATTTTGGACCTGTAGCCCAATGGCAGAGGCACATGCCTTAGGAGCATGTCAGTGTGGGTTCGAATCCCTCCAGGTCTACGCTATGGGCTTATAGTGTTAGCGGAAGCACGTCTGCTTTGCACGCAGATAGGCACGGTTCGAATCCGTGTAGGTCCACAATGTCTCTCGTAGATACCTAAGTAGCTGGTGGCGGGAGGCAGTAACGGGCGTTAGCTTAATTAGTAGAGTCCCATCCTGTCAAGATGGTGGGTGCGGGTGCAACTCCCGTACGCCTGGCAAAACACCGTCAGCTCCTAAGGCTTTCGAGTGTTCAGGAACTGGCAGGTTCCCGCTGGTGAGTTCACGTGACACTGCCATGTCGGCGTGATAAACTAGTGCTTGCTCTCGTAGCCCAACGGCAGAGGCACACGTTTCAAAAGCGTGTTAGTCAGGGTTCGAATCCCTGCGGGAGTACGTATGGTCCGTTGGAGTAGCGGTGATCTCGCCTGACTTTCACTCAGGAGAACGCGGGTTCGAACCCCGCACGGACTACTTAACTCGCTGTAGCTCAGTCGGTAGAGCACTCGGTTGAAGCCCGAGACGCCTAGGTTCGATCCCTAGTGGCGAGGCGCATTGCAGTGTTGAACAGGTGGTGGGTTCAGCGGATTGTAGTTCCGTTCTCTTAGGAGCATGGGGGTTCGATTCCCTTCACTGCAACTCTTGGGGTATAGATGTTGTTGGCGGCATTCCTGCCTTCCAAGCAGGCTGGGCGAGTTCGAGACTCGCATACCTCACGTGCCATATAAAAATCCAGAAGATCAAAAACAATATAGACGGGCTTACTATCAGCGCACGCGGCAACAAGCAATACAGTATTCTATAGACTTTATTAGGCGGCGCAGGATAAAAAACCGTAAGTATGTTGCAGACCTAAAATCGTCAACACCTTGTGTCGATTGTGGGGTACAATATCCACACTATGTTATGCAATTCGACCATCTGAATGCAGCCGATAAAAGCGACAATGTGTCTACGCTTGCATCGCAAGGTGTTTCTCTAGATACTCTAAAACTAGAAATTGCCAAGTGCGAGATCGTGTGCGCGAATTGCCATGCAGCACGGACTTACACGCGTCTATGATCTCCTCTTAGCTCAGCCTGGATAGAGCGTCTGGCTACGAACCAGGAGGCCGCAAGTTCGAATCTTGCAGGGGAGACTTAATCCTCACGGGTGTGAAGGCAGCACGTCTGGCTCTGGACCAGAAGGACGGGGTTCAATACCTTGGTGAGGAGCACAAGACCACAGGATGCCTCTCACTGAAGCGCCTGTGGCTGACGAGGTTAGCGTCCATGGGGACAAGCGCTCTCGAAAAGCGTCGCTAGGCAACGCCTAAGGGTTCGATTCCTTTAACCTCGGCATGGGATACATTGAGGAAGCGTGGCCGAACGGTAAGGCGCTGCCCTGCTAAGGCAAGGCCCCTCTCACGGGGGAGTGTGTTCGACTCACACCGTTTCCGCAACAAAGTGGAGCTACCTCACCGAGGACTAGGGTAAGGTAGCTACAGGCGATTGGCCGAATGGATAGGCGTCAGGCTGCAAACCTGATCATGCGTCCTTGCTCGACATGCGCTCTGTCCTTTCGTGTGGCAGTCGTTAGGACCTTGTGACTTAAGACTAAGAGTGTCACTCAGAGGTGTCAACATGTCTTAGGTCACAAACATGTAACGCACGGAGTGTCGTGCTTGACACATTTGCTCAGTAGCCCGCTGAGCTGCAACTGTAAGATGCGATAGCCTAGGGAACGTCGCAGCGAGCGGAAGCTAAATCAAGAGGGCACATGCCCTTATAGCTTAACCGGTAAAGCACCTGTCTTGTAAACAGGAGTACGGCGTTCGAGTCGTCGTAGGGGCTCAAGAACCCCATGTAACTCTCAGCGAGAGGGTTGCGTGGGGTTTTTCCATGTGCTACTCTGTGTGTATGATTGTAAGTGACGCGTGGCGAGACAGATTTAAGGTCATGTGGGTTGACAATGAGGATGTTCGGCGATATGATGAGATTGATACATCATTTGCTGAGTTGTTTGGAGAGTGGAAGTGACAAGTTCTGTAGCGATTGAAACTAAGAAAAATTACTTGAGTGTTGCTGTAAAGTTTACTAATAATGTGGATGCTACAGTGTACTATGACGATTTGGGCGATGTACACGATCTACAGCCTAAAAACCCTCGAATTTACCTGCAGATTGGGGGCGTGCTGCTTGATGGCTTGACGCCTAAACAAGCTAAAGCAATTCGCAAGGCACTAAAAGAAGCCCTGGACGATCTGTATTGATACGCACTCTGATTTCTGTCACGTCGATTGTAGCAATGCTCATCACTCCGGGCGTTGTGTTTTTATTTGCGCTGTTAGCGCTCGTGACCGTAATTGTGTTAGGCTTAATTGTGATGTTGATCGGAATGGTGATACGGTGATTATAGGTCTGACGGGGTATGCAGGAAGCGGGAAGGACACGGTTGCTAAGGCGCTACGACTTCGACACGGGTTTTATCGATTGTCGTTTGCCGACAAGCTTAAAGAACTAGCCCTGCGCCTCGATCCATCTGTGTATCATTTGGTAGAGGCGCACGGTTGGGAGTATGCGAAAAATGAGTTGCCAGGGGTGAGGGAGTACCTACAGAACCTAGGGCACAGTGTTAGAGAAGTAATTGGTGAAGACGCGTGGGTGATGGCGACACGTGCGCAGTTGATTGGGCACTTGCAAGAGGGTCATCACGTTGTGTACACGGATGTGCGCTATGAGAATGAGTGTGCGTTTGTGAAAGCAAATGGTGGGATTGTCGTGCGCGTCGAACGACCAGGCGTTGAAGCCGTCAATTCGCACGTGAGCGACACAGGAATTAGCGCGCTACCCACTGATGATCTACTGCTGAACGATGGAACAATTACGCAGCTAGGGCAGAAAGCGTCCGAGCTTGTTGAGAAATACATGTGAGAAAGAGCAAAGTAAGTGAACGACGAGTACGATAGTGATACTGCCTTGTTTGAGGAAGCAAAGTTGCTCATTAAGCAGGACATGAATTCATGGGATTTTCCTGACTATGAGGAATAGAAAACGCCCACCTACCACATGAAGGATAGGTGGGCGTTTTTAAATGGTGAGTTACTGAGGAATCTCAATAGTCTCGCGTTCGTCTGTCTGCGCAGGAACGCTATAATCAATTGCCTGAGCCTCGGTTTGCTCGTTCTTCTCAGCATTCTTAGGGGCAACTACCACACCCACTGTAGCAGTGAGCGGGGTGATGGCCGCAAGCACCTTCGTAATTGTGTCCTCGGACACATTCACTCCGAAAAGTGAAAGAAGCCCTAGCACAGCGGCAGGCGTAAGCCCTCCAATAACAGCGGCAATAGCCTTAACGTAACGCATCAATTCTCCTTTTCAGCCTACGTATGCGACGCAGGAATCGAACGGGGTCGTGTAGCGAATAACGACAAACGCTGTGCCGTCAGGAATACGAATGGGTCCAGGACGATCACTGACCCATCGCCACGCGGGCTGACCCTCAGGCTGATCATAGCCTCCAGCAATATAATTCCCGCCATCGCCCTTAGTCGGCCCAACGAATACAATCTGATGCACGTCCACCCAATCACCAAAGCCAGCGGCGATGTAGAGGTAAGGTGGCTTACCAGCGACTGGAATTGGGAGGTGTCGATTCTCGCCAGGTTCTAGCTTCAATGTTGTCTCCTCATCATCAATAACAGCGGAGGTATTGCCTCCTGAACTTCCTGAAGGAAGATTGAACGGAATGCTTCCCGTGTTCATATCCACGGCACTTGCCGCGATACCACTCACAGTTCCTGAACTGCTGTACTGCCACACGTGGTATTCGACCGTAGGATTAGCTCCATAACGAGCCACCCACACAATTACATCTGGGATCTCGCGCTTGACAGCCGCAAGAATGCTATTTAGCATTGAGTTGTTGGCGTACAAGCATGGTCGATGTCCTCGCGCCTTCACCTGCTTCAAAAACGCAATAGCAAAGTTTGCGGCCTGTGTGCCTGGGACGAAAGGGTCTTCAAGGTCTAGGGCGGGCGCAAGGTCAAGCAAGTTATTTGCTGCCGCCTGATCAATTAATAGATTTGCTTGTGCAACAGGGTCCCCGAACTGTGCATAGTGATACGCCCCCATCACAACGCCCGCACGTGTACCTAGCGCCCCGTAATTATTCGTTGCGCGTGTGCTCGTTCCGTCGCTCACCTTGACATAGCAAAACTCAATTCCCGCAGCACGCACGGCTTGCCAATTCAGGACATTTTGATACTTCGTGTAGACATCGATGCCCTTAGCCATTTACTCTCCTTCTGGACACTTTGGGATATCGTCAGGAACGTCAACTACCTGGCACGGCCTATAGACTGTTGTCGTAGTAGGTTCATAAAATGTCGTTGTCGTGGTAGTGACTTCTGGCGGCGGAGTACTCACAGTTGTAGACACTGAAGTTTCCGTTTTAGTTACAGTTTGTGTGTTATTGTTTCGTTCTACTGTGCGCTCTCCAGGAAGTTGAATTGTTTCGACAGTGGGAAATGGCAGGGGGACTTGCTGTGTCGCTGTGATTACTGTCGGCAATGGGACCTGAAGAATGCTCGGCGGTGCTGTGACGGTGATAGGATTAGGGTTAGGTGATGTTGTTTCGTTTTCTGCCTGTGCGCAATTCAATCCTCGCGCTTCGGCACCAACCCTATCGTTACGGCACGCGTTAGTTACTTGATTGGCTAGGTCGTTCTTTGTATCTTCTACTGTGAATTGCCGCACGATCGCAATACCTGCCATTACTAGTGCCACTAGCAGAAGACCTACATAGGCAGTTCCTTTTGTTGATAATTTCATTGCTCATTCTTCTTTTCAGAATTCCCCGACTGCAGTCGTGCGCGGTGCGCTTCTTCCTGTGCTTCGTACCTTAGGCGCCGCTCAGTTTCAAGCTCGCGCCTTAGATTATCGATGTCCTTGCGCAACTCGCGAATATCATCACGTAGTTCACGCAACTCGTCATCATGCGCTTCGTTAATACGCTTAAGTTCTGCCTCATGGGCGGCATTAAGACGTTCAATTTCAGCCTTGTATCGGGCGTCACTCCCAATCCACTGCTTACCGACATAAGCAAGAATCAGAAGAACAATCCCGATAGGTCCTAGCGTTGGAATCGCGCCCAGAATTGCACTGAAATCCATGTGCACTCCCAGGTGAAATTTACTTACTCAGTGATTGTATACGCCGGATCATTGGTTGTGATAGGCTGAAGCCCCACACTTTCCACGGGTTCAGTCTGACTAATATTGATATACGTAATCCCCATGTTTGTCGTCGGTCCATCACACCACAACCAGTCACCTATCTCTGCGCGCCTCGACACCACAGGAAGAACGCCATACTGCCACTCAACGCCGTTGTTGACTACCTGGGCATTCACCCCTGTGTTATCGAAGATGAACTGAGCGGTGTCGTTCAAGTTCTCAGCGGTGAGTTGGAAGCGCCAAACAACGCGAGGTTTTTGAGTGGCGAATAGAAACTCAGGCATAATTTATCCTTATGCAATTCGGCGAATCGAGATGAATGTCCGCTTCAGGCTATTGCTCAGCGTGATCCCAACGGGTGTGGCACTTCCCAGTGTCACGTTGAAGGTCGTGCCTGCCGTCAGCGAAACAGCACCAGTAGAAATATTATCCGACACTTCAATAGCGCCCGCTTGGTACTGAACGCGGTAGCCCTGGGACTGAGCATATAGTGCCGTCAAGTCCACCTTGGCAATGAAGAAGTTAGTGTTCCCGCCGGTACCTTGCGTCTCATTCATTGTGCCGTGATACTGCGCGGTCATTTCGTACAGACCAGTAGTGTTAACTGTGAACGTACTCCCAGAAACACTAACGTCCGTCATAGGAGTCCCGTCAGCTACCCAACTCGTGATGGGAACTGTGCTTGTATCATGTACGGCAGTGGACGTGGAATACCAACGGCCATACTTATTCAACGCCCTGCCGCTTTCAAGGGCAGTGGCGCGTGTTTCCAGATTGAGAGCACGCAGCCCAGTTGCGACTGTTGTTGCAGTATCACCAAAGTTGACAGCCAAGGATCGGTTAGCTGATAAATCTCCACCGCCAGTCAGTCCTGAAGTAGAAGCGGTAGTAATGGTTCGTGTGTTAGGAACCTTACCCGTCTCAAGAGTAGACACACGAGTAGAAAGGGCCGTTCCATTTCCAGTACCCACACGGGTGTTTAGATCATTCAAATTGTCAACGTGCAAATTCCAGTCATCTTCAGCAACTAGATACCCGTCAGACAGCGATGGCGTAGGCCAAGTAGCCATAGATACTCCTTTAGTTCAAATCACGAACCACCAAGATAAGTCAGGGACACATGCACCACAGTGCCCCCTACCGAACCCTGAATAACAGCGTTGTTAGCCGCATCACCGGCGGCAGTTGATGTTCCCGAGTTGTGCTGCACCGTGATTGAAATCGTTGCATTAGCAGCGAACGGAGCAACAAATGTATCCCCAGTCATCGTAACCTGACCCGTGCTACGATATTCGTTCTTATTCTTGTAGGCATTCGCAGTACCAGTCCCACCGTTAGTGATTCGGAAGAAGCGCTCGCCAGTAGGGCTACCTACATAGGTGATAGGGCCAAACCTCAAACCGACCTCAATCATCCACAACCCACCCTTAACAAGTGTGATTGTGTCGTTGGCGGCGTTCTTAGTCGCGAGCCCTGTCACGCTAGACCCTAATTCGAACTTAACTTTTTGTTCAGTAGTGTTAGGAACGTTCTGATCAACGTTGCTATAGAAAAATGCGTTTCGCTGCGCTTCTAGGGCAGTCACACGGGTTCCAAGCGCGCTATTCCCGATCGAAGCATCCTGCGTAACCGTGATACGAGAATCATTTCCTTGTGCAACTGTGTTCGCTGAGGTACCATAGACAGGGCTGAGCGTGAGGTTGGCGGAAAGGTCGCCACCACCCTGTAGGCCATTCGTTGTAGAAATGGTGCGAGTAGTAGCGACCTTTCCGCTTTCAAGTGTGGAGACGCGAGATGCAAGATCTGTGCCGTTTCCTGTACCTACCCGAGTGTTCAGATCGTTTAGGTTATCGACATGCAAATTCCAGTCGCCCTCAGCGACCAAATACCCATCAGATAGTGATGGTGTTGGCCAGGTAGCCATGAGTCTCCTTAGTTCAGAACTGTCGTTTGGCCTAGCTCACTAGCGCCAGACGCGCCAAGAACCCACTTAGAAGGTGCACGAGTAATGCGAAGATCTAGTTCATCATTACCATCTCCGGGACGCCTAATCCCTAGAATTTGCGCTTGAATACCTGAATTTGAGTACTCACCTTCCGGGTACAAGGTGATAACATCTGTGATCTGTAGGCGTGGGTCGGAAGGAATCGACAAACCGCTGATCACGGGCGACGGGTTAGTGAGGTCGGATAGTAGTTGAGGCGCGATGGCTGCTGCTGTTTGCTCTGTCTGGCGCCACACGCTCGCCTCCAGTTTTAGAACCGCACGTCCCTTGTCGAGAACTTCTGCGTCATTCGTCTCAATCCACAAATTCTCAATTTGCGAACCATACTTAGCGCCCTTCACCCAGAAGGCAGGGGAAGGAACAGTCTGGTTGCCTGAGCTATCCTGAATAGCCTTTGCTCCGAAGAACACACCAGTTGCCCAAGAGTTAGCAGGCGCGGTTGCGCGAATCTGAAAGCTCCTACCATCAGGGCCAGGAATGATCGACGCGTTCGCTGTCGAGAACCCTCGGCTGCCTGACCCGTCATGTAGAGGGTCTAGACCATCAGAACCTAGGCCGTCATAGATGTTCGATGACCCGCCCGACACACCATTATACCCTGACATTGTAAGAAATGCGCGAGTCGTTCTGTCTTCGTACCATTCCGAAGTAGTTGCGTCATTCCAGCCTGAAAGCAACCGCACCAATGTCACTATCTTGATTACTTCACCAGACAAATAGATAGGATCAAACAACACAGACACACCATCGTCTACGACGCGCAGCCCTAGAGAGTCTGTGTTTGTCCACACATCATCAATCTCGACGGCGCGCGATGTATAAGTCACAGCGATAGTGTTTCGATATTGATCAAGTGACGGGTTAGTAACTAGATCCTCTAGGTCATCGACAGTGTAAGTTTCCGATGAGTTTAGGGGGATGGTTTGGCGTAGCTTCCAGTGAGGGTAGAAGGTTAGCTGTCCGTACTCATTTGTATAGAGCCCAGCAAACTCCCCAGTGGTTAGATTCTTCAGAATATCCCAGACATACTCTTCATAGGTGTCAGGGATAAAGTCCATTTCCGCGTGACAACCCTCCCAGACAAGCCAAGGAAGCCCATCCTTTGTCAGAACAGGCTCAACCTGAGAAGGAGAGTAAACGCTGTCTGTTCCACCACCATAGACCTGAACGAACTGCGCAGGGTCCCACATGCGAATTTGCATGGGATTACTGCGCAAATCATTAATAGCTGTAGGGTAACTGTTAGCAACGTAAGTGTAACCCACAGTAGGGAAGCTGCCGAGCGTCGGGGCGCCCTGATCCACACCATCGACCGTGAGAACGGCTGTGATTTGATTATTGCGAAAACGAATGTTCACGTCATAGTGATGCCAGCCCGCAGCTTTAGGTGCCCAGCCAAACTGACGAGGAGTCATTGTACCGCCAGGCCAGTCAAGAATGGTCACATAAATCTGCCCATTCTTGCCGTGCTGGACCCAAATTTCGGGAAGCGCGATGCTCGACGTCAAGCTCAAAGCAACAAGCAAACCATCATAGTAGTAAGGAGGGCTTCCTGTGGGCAAGCCTCGTGAAGCACTACCGTCGCTCTGCGCCCAGAACGTGACACCTAGGTTCTTCCCCGCCTCAGACGTTCCCGCGCGGGGGACCTTAAAGAACCCATTGTTCTTGGTGCGATCAATATATGCTTGGTTGGCGAAGAACGTTCGAGAACTTCCACTACCAACGCCAGGTGTCATAGCGGGCGCCCACGGACCCCATCCAGTCATAATATTCACATTGCCCCAGTTCATAACATGAAGTGAAGGATCAATGCTGCCAGGATCATGCCAAGGTTCGCCTACCGAATGTAGCATGCTACCAACACAGGAAAATGACACGAAGCAGTCCGAGCGCTCGGGAGGAGCAACAGGAGTCCCTGCCTGACGCAAGGCTTCCGTAAGCAACCACGAAGCATTAATGCTGCGCTGAATTCCTGCCGTGGGTGATAGATCCCCGTTGGCAGATGTGCTTTTGTCGATAGCCCAGAAGGGGAATGAAGCTGTGCGCGTAGCCCACTGCCAGATGTCTGTAGCGATGATCTTGACTTCACCTGTGGAACGAGTGATCTGAATGTCGCGAATCTGCCCAGTGAACTGCCGAATGTCTACATTACCTTTGGGCGTCTCGATGCGCTTCTCGAACTTAACCGTTGTACCTGTAAGTTCACGATTGAAAAACGGACCAGAAACATTGAAACGAGATAGAAGTTGGGCAACGTCAGGTTCACTCGAATCACGATTACCGCGCAAAGTCACCTGCAATTCGGCAGAGCTATATCCCTGAATCGTGTTCACTTGCTCAGGAAGGTCACTTTGCAGGGCCGAGCGCTCCAGATCAGCGCTAACGAGCACGGCACTCATGTCAGAATATTCACTCTGATAACCATCATTATCCCAGTCGAAATAAATCAGGTCCACAAGAACACGGACGGGCTTCTTTAGCTCATCTGCAATTGCCTGATTCAGAACTGGATCAGGGTCCACATACATTAAAGCTCCGTAATGGTGAGATCGACGGTACAAAGAGGGAAGCGAGGGGACTGAACATTGAGATTAGAGATGTAGCACTCGGGCGCGCCATATCCAGGCTCCCAACTCGTCACATCGCTTCCTTCTTCCATCTGCCCAGGTCCAATGAAAAGATCAATTGTATCAGAACTAATAGTGAAATAAGGAAACACACCTACTACGCTCCCATCACTTGGAACTGTGTAGGTGAATGATGTAGTTCCCCAGGCTGTATTCGTGAACGTTGTAGCTCCTGCCAAACCCACTGTTCCTGTCGGGCTCACCGTAGCCAAGGATAGTGCCCCTTGCCCGGCAGCACTCAAGCGCACAGCAAAAGACACAGTAATAGTTTCGCCTGGCAGAACAGGATCTGTACGTGAGAACTTGTACGTACCATCGGTGTTAGGTAACCCGTTAGGGTAAAGGAACATATTTCCGGAATTTGTAGCATGCCACACGAGCGCGCTCGAAGGGCGATATTGTACTTCGCGCAAATCCCCGTCACTCACATACGAAACAGCAGGAAAGTCAGCATCAGCAACTTCCATAATTCCATTGTTCACTGGGATTTGCCACGAATCATAACCCCCAGACCACACGGATGTTTGTCTACAGGCTGCGACGCTAGGACGAAATCTATTCTTTTTCAGAGGGTCAAGGATGCGGTAAGGTGGCTTGATCACGGACGAAAACATGGCCTCAAGAAATGCCATATCTTCGTGATCAAGCCACGCCTCCTGAAAACCCCATTCGCGCCTATAACCCTGAATCGTAACTGTACTACGAGCCGACAAGGATGTGCTTGATGCGGCCTTCAACTTAAGCCCATTGCTCACACCTGGTTCTGGGCACGCCAATGGCATCATCTGGCCGATAGGTCCCAGCCAGAACATAGGAATATCAAGCATCAGCGACCCACCTCATTGTCACGAACAGCACTCTTATTTAGACGCGCCACACCATACTTATTCACTTCGATTGTCCAGCCCTCAAGAGCGCTAGCAATCTTCTGGTCAATTCCATTACCAGCAAGCGACGCAGCCGCTTCAATCTGAGAAGTGCTGTCGCTAGAAATACTTGCTACTTGCTGCACATTCATAGCAGCCGCAAGATCAGTACTGCCGAAGTCCTCAAACGTCTGCGTCATCCCATTGACGAGCGTCTGAACATCGCTCCAACCATCCGTCAGACCTTCGAACAGACCCTGCATAATAGCGCGACCAGCCGGAATAAGAAGCCTACGGTCATAGCTCAGCGGGCCTTTATGCTGCCCAATCCAGCCAGCAATAGACGCAAACCAATCCCTATTACTATTCCACATCTCAGTGGCGCCGCGCAAGAACCCGCTAATAACGTTGCGGCCCGCATTAACCAGCCAATTCCCAGCATTTTTGAAGAAGTCACCAATCGCGCCAGGAATGCTACCGACCCAACCAATAAAGTTAGTCCAGCTCTGATTGGCACCTTCGCCAAACCCGCCGAACAACCAGTTACCAGGGTTCTTAATCCAGTTCCAGGCATCGCTAAAGAACCTAACTACACTGTCTTTAGCCCTACCCAACCAGCCGGTGAAGTCGGCCCACTTTTGCGACGCACCATTACTGAACCCTGTGATTAGACCATTCCCAGGATCAGTCAGCCAATTCCATGCATCACTAAAAAACCCAATAATATCGAGCTTACGTTCGTTCAGCCAGCCACTAAACTCAATGAACTTTGACCCAGCACCGTCCTGAAGGCTCTGAATCATCCCCTGACCGATACCTGTAAGCGAAAATCCATTGAATGCATCGCTGATCCGCTGCGGGATGCTTGTGATCCAGTCAAAGAAGTTGAACAGTTGATCTGTGATTTCTAGAATGGCGAGGAACGCATAGAACAGACCACCGAACAGTGCCACCATCTTATCGAGCGTGCCATTCTGAATTAGCTCAATAATTTTGTTGGCGATAGCAACCATAGCATCAGTGAACCTATCCATTGTGGTTTGGTCTAGGTTCATCAGCCAGTTGCCTAGCGCGCCGAAAATCCTACCGAACGCGTCACCTAGGCGCTCCCAGTCGAGACGCTCAAAGAAACTTGTCAGTCCACCGATGAATGTCTCCATGCCGGGGGCAGCGGCGTTGAAAAATTGCAAGGCACCTTCGAGTAGGGCAGCAAACAGATCAGTCAATCCATAAAGTAGATCGCCTAGGTTACGAAGCCCAGCTTCTAGCTGCCCGCTCGTGCGAATCTCATCAAAGAAGCGAGCCAAACGCTTAAATACATTATCGAACGTGTCGCCTAGAATTTCATAGTACTGACGAACGCCAGCAATATTCATGAGCGACTCGAACAGGCGCTGTAGGCCTGGCTGCATTTCCTTTACGAAGTCATTGACTCCGCTCAGCATATTACGAACTACGGAAATACCCTCAGCGCTCACAGCCCAATCAACAAAGCCTTTCACGACATTGCTAATTGAGCGAGCAATCTGCACCATGCCATCATTAATGATAGGCATTAGCTTATTAAGTTTATTGAAAGATGGTGTTAGGGTCTTCTCGAATGTATCGCTGAGACTTGTCTTTAGCTTATCGAACGCTGGGGCAAGTCCTTCAGCAGCCTTCTTCCAGCCATCAAAACCCAGGACAATAGCCGCAATAGGAATACCAATGCCTGCAAGGAGCGCAGGAAGACCACCTAGCGCGGCAGCAATCGCGCCACCAAGATAAACGATAAGCCCAGCGAGTGTGGTAATGAGAGGAGCCCAGATTGAGAACTGAATCACAATCTGAACGACACTGGCTAGAAGACCCTTCATCCCATTCTGTACTAGGTCTCCGATACCATCGGCAAGCCTAATAAGGCCCTTCGTGCTTGCGTCAGCGAGATTGGCAAATTGACCCAGAGCGGTTGAGGCAATGCGCTGAAACAAGTTCATATCATTCTGTGAACGCCCACCAAAGACGTTCCTCAGCATGTTTCCTAGAGCACTTCCCTCACGATTGATACGTGCGATTTCTGCACGAATACCGCTCAGCGAGGAAGCTCCGCCACGCTCATTGACACGAATGTTAATCGTCTGGTCACTGAGAGTAGCTAGCTCGGCACGAAGCTGCTCAACCTCGCGGCGAGCCTGTGCCGTGTTAAGTTCTAAAGGAATTTCAAGCTCGACGCTCTCTTCAATTTCCTTCAGTTCACGATTAAGTTCGCGCCGAAAACCCGACGTATCAGGGACGACGCGAATGGAGACGCGCCCAACTTCCGCCCCACCAGGACTAGTCACTACGCGTCTCCTTTCTACTCATCAGGAATGACAATTTTTGTCTTCTGTTCGCTTTCGCGCAGTTTGCTCATTTGCGCCTTGACCATCAGCGCGAAGGGGTTGTTCTGCTTTTCTTGTTGCTTGCGCTCTTCATCTCCCGGCCGTGGGATGGGCTGAGGATTGCGAAGCTTTTTCTTTGTGTTACTTTGAATGAATGCGAATGTGTTTTCACGAACGGCGTCAACGAGCGCGGCTGTAAGGTGACGGTCAAGTGTCCATCCCCAGTATTCTGCCCCGCCCTGCCGAGCGGCGAATGTTCGTGAAGATGGAGGGAGCTGTTCCGTTAAGATTGCCGCCTCTGCTACGCTCAATGTCCCATCAAGCACATCTAGTAGGCGAAGGTGATAAACCTCGCGGAAATCTGCAATCATCTCGTGAAGATGAAAATGCATCAATCGCGCGAGGAAGATGCTTCCCCCAGACCAACAGCCTCAAAATAATCGTGGAAAATGGCCATGATCACAGGATAGTCGCCCTGGACGCGCTCAATCAAAGCATGAACATTCTCATCACCCACAAGCTCAAACACTTCGATGAGCAACGCACCAAGCAACTTCAACTGCTCTGCATCAAACGTGGGTTCGTCGTTGCCGACTTCCTGCCACTTACCTTCTTCCTTCGAAGAATCATCACTCAATGCCTGAAACTTATCAACAACGTCGAATAGGCGCTCACGCTTTTCCGACTCAATACGCATCGGGTTGAGAAGTGTCACGGTTGTGGTTTCGTCAACTTTGATAGTGTAGTGAGTGTACTCGCGGTCTGCCTTCTTTTTGTAATTGTCAAGGGTAAAGATCTTGCTCATTGTACCTTCCTATGAAAATAGTAATGCCAGTAGGCCTATAATTTTGACCTACTGGCATACTAAATAATGCGTCAAATGAGTTTATCAGCTTGCGACAGCGGCACTGACCCCTACCCACGAATAGATTGGCTGACCGCTAATCTTCAGGAAGGTAGCACGAAGCGGGAAGGCAGCGAACGCGTCCGTAGCCAGTTCCACAGCATCCTCACGACGAATCGACGTGCTCGCTGCGTGAAATGCCACGCGGCGTGGGCCGTCTACGATCACTACAAGGAGGGCCTTGTTCACCGTTGTTGTGGGGGATTCCTGCACTTCGAAAATGCCGTCACCGGGCGTGTCTGTCGTCACACCATAGTACAGCCCAAGTACCTGCTCATCGAACTGTAGCGCGTTGAACGTCACGTAGTCGGCGGGCGCTTCCGTCACAACTTCACGGAACGACGCGTTACTCCACGTACCCTGAACTTCCGTGTCCCCACCATCAAACCCAAACGACGGGAGGTCGTCGCGCGACGTATGGCCTATGGAGCTATAACCCGGAAAATGATCATCGTCCATGGCTACGTACGACTCGATAAGTTCCTCGGATGGGCGTGCGGTGCCTGGGTCAGCGACAAAAATAAACCCGGTACCTGGTGTGATTACGGCCTCATCAACATGAGCCATATCAATTCCCTTTCAATCGTTAAATTGCTGGGCGCAAACCCAACTGAATTAGACTCTGGTTGCGAAATGTCTGATCGTAGGGCGAGTCAAACTGAGTAGGCCCCATCGTCTGAAAATACGAATGAAGATAACCTACTCCTTCTACAACCTCCTGCTGCCTTACTGCACGCCACAGGCGTAGTTGCGCGCGCTTAAGACGTTCCTCGTTCGCTTCGAGACCCTCGCTCTGTAGCCCATAGCATGTTAGTTCAATTACAGCGCGGTCTAGAAACTCAGGATCGACAGGAAGTCCGCCAAGACGACGGACATTGATAATTGGGTACTGGCGGTCAGCAATTTCAGGAACCCACGAAACTACCTGAGCTTCTGGGAATTCGTCACGAAGCAGAGGAATTACTACGCTCTGAACGCGAGGCATCTCTTCCACATCTGCTCCTTAGCTGTAGTACCAGTCAATGAAAAGCCCCAGACCTTGGACGAACTGACGATCAAGCCCACGCGTCCTAGGGCCTAGGAAGTGGCCAAACTCAATGGAGAGTGCGGCTTCGTCTACTAGTGATGCAAAGGCGTCAACATCACCTTGAGACACGACAATGTGAGCACCCGGAAAGGTTTTCTTGTGAGGTGCGAGGCGCGATGAGGCAATCCCGCCAATCTCATTAGCAACACCATAAACAGCGCGTTTAACGCCTTCTAGGTGCGAAATTGTGTGATTCATCTGCCTGTCATTGAGAAGTTCAACAGCCATGTCAAACCCTCCTCAGCGAATAATCAACATGCTGAGTCCGAACGCTACCGTTATATAGTTTAGGCCACCCGTTCACGGCCCAGCGCTGACCATTCCACTCGACTTCACTTGCGAAATTAATCACTCGTGTGTAAGTCTGTGGGGGACGGAGACGATAAATGCGCTCTGTGTCATATCCTTCTTCGTCCTGTTCCGTGCGCCTAGCGCTCGTGCCTGACTGCGCCTCGACCTGAACTACGCAATTGTCTATAGTTTCTACGTCTGTTGTTGAGGGCCTCCACATGACGTTCCCGTCAGCAGACTCCCACTTCTCGGCGTGATAAACTGTGACTGTCTGGTTTCCGTGCCGAAGAAGACTCATGTCACCTCACCCTGACATAAAACCCATGCGAAGGCGGGCACCAGTAATGCGCGTCAGGCTGACGATGAGCACCTTCAATTCGATCCCCATAAGGGTCAACAGGAACAATCTGGAACATCGAGCCACCCCCAAGCAGCCACTGCCACTCATTAGGCAGAATATCCAGATACCCACTGGCGCCTTCCGTTGCTCGCTGATACGAGTAGTTACCGTCTGTCTCAGCAATGAACGCGTCAGGGTTACGGATCACGCGAATGACAGCGTTCGCCTCAACCATGATCACTAGGCGCTCGTAATTCTCATCACTCGCAACCTTAGCGTCGAGATCCGGGATTCGCTGGCGGATCATTCCTTCGGCGTCTTCTAGAAGCACCTGAACTTGTGCCTCTTCTTCGGGGGTGAGCTGACGGCCTAGACGCGACTCAACATCATCTACTGTTGCGTACGCCATACCAACTCCTCAAGATTACTTACAACGTTCTTCAATTCTTCACTAGGGTCTAGCTCACTACTTCGCTGCGTAGCAAGATCACTTTGCATTTGCCAACGATTACTGTCGTTTAGCAAGTGACGAATCTCACGTTCCCAGCCATCGATATCATCCCGATCAACAAAAATCCCTGCGCTACCTAGAGACTCTCGAAGTCCGGGCGTGGGGTTTGCGATCACAGGGATCCCGCTTGCTAAAGCTTCAACGCTTGCCATCCCATACGATTCATATATAGATGGCATTAGCAGTATTTTTGTTCTTGCCCAAACGTCTTCACGCATATTTGTTGTCTGCTTCTGATGAGTGACGTTCGGCCAAGTTTCGAAAATCTGAATGCCATGTCCGCCTTCAACTGCTAAGAACTTAACGTCGGGCATTCGATCGGCGAGTGCATAGAGAATGCGAGCACCTTTATGAGCATTCAAATTGACAAGAGTAACTAGATCACCAGGCTCAGCCCTATGATCAATAGAATACACAGGAGGATGAAGAACGCAACTTGGGAGGTTGTAAATCGCATCGAACTTGTCCTTAATCCAATTAGTGTTATAAATCACATAGTCAGCACCCAGTTTCAAGTAACGCTTGCTCACATCCATATCGTTATGAATAATTTGCACAACAGGGATGTTCATGTGCCTACCGTACGTGACGGCTTGCGGGGTGCACTGATGGTGTGTTAGGATAAGGTCAGGTTTGATGGCGTCCAGGCGAAGCTCGGCGGCTCTGCCTCGTTCAGGGACACAGCACAGTGTACCGTCAAACTCCCACCACTCAGTGTCAGGAGACTCAGCAGTGCACAGTACCGTAGTTTCATGTCCAAACTCGCGAAAATAACGAAGGATGTTCTGTGCCATCATCTCTGAGCCTGCAAAATGATATGGTGCCCAGTAATGACAGTAGAACACGATTTTCATTCTCGTTCGTCTTCCTTCACTTCAGTTCGTGCGGCCTGCCAAGCCGACCAATGAGCAGCAATATTAGCCCACAGCGACATAAGCACAACCCATGCAACCGCATTACTCCAAAACAACAAGGAAGGAATAATGAGAAGCACCCACACTATCACCATGGCTGCGTGAAACGCGCGAAGAAACTTAGGGCTACCTAGGAGGTCGGAGATCTTGCGCATTTTCACATCCTGTAGTAGAAAGGGAGGGCAGCCCAGTATTAGAACTACCCTCCCTTTACTTTTCTAGATTAGCTAGTTTCCCCGTCTGTGGTGATCCCGTCAGCGGCCGACTCGCCACCCGGCACAGTCGACGGCGCAACAGTAGCAGTGCTGTCGACTAGGCGAACGAACGCGTTCGGGTCAACAAGCCACCCAAAGGTTGCTTCGATGAGAATCGCAACCTGGTTGGTCTGCCATAGGTTGATCTGAGTGCCATCGGCATTCGTGATAACACCAGTGTCAGTGACCTTCACACGAACACCATCCGCGTACCCATACACTAGGCGGCTCCAGTCACCAAGAACGGCCTTAGTGTTCGTGCCAGCGTAAGTTCCTAGACGGCCACTCACGGCGCGGCCCTGCTCCACAGGAAGACCCGCAAGCGTGCCGAGCGACTGCTGAGAAAGGTTAAGCTGACCGTTGAAAATCAGATTGCCCTGTGCATCGCGAGCGGTAAGAACAGGCGGAACGAAGCTCTGGTCAATAGCCCAAGCGTTCGGGTTGTAGCCTGCTTCAACAAGCTGAGCCCACGCAGTTGTCAGGTCGACATCTAGCGGGTCAGTCCCCGTGCCGTAATCTACAGGGTTAGGAGCTTCACTGATGCTGTGGTTGGCAGCAGTACCGAGCAGAAGACCACCAGTGTCAGGGCGCCGGTTGTGGAAGACAGCAAGGTCAATACCACGGCCGACAGCGCGCGCTAGCTGCGAAGTAACGTTGCTCCACATGCCATTCACGTTTGCACGTGCGAATTCCTCGGAGGCAGTTACGATGGTAGCGATCTTGATAGGCGCAAAGCTCTGCGACTCCCAAGCGATACCGCTCACTGGCTTACGGTAACCTTCACGGTCCGCTGCCGACGTACCAACACCAACCTGGCCAACTTCTGGCTCAAGTGTGCTCATCGGGATAACAGTCTCGCCGTAACCCACCGGCACCTGGCGGCCTAGGCGTAGCACAAGCGAACTTTCCTGTGCCTGCTCCCACAGAACACCAGTTACTTCGCGAGGAAGTAGCTCGTCTGTAAGATACGCCATACGCCCCTGGTGGCGATCATCGCGATTCGGGGAGACCTCGTTCATAAACTGAGGCATTTAAATGTCCTTATCTTTCATCAATTACCTAGAAAGCTTGCCAATGACAAAGTCACCGAACGCGCTTTCAGGAGTCTTATTCGGCTGGTTTCCACCTAGCCCGGCTGTAGGATCAGTAGCGCGACTACCTGCATTAGGAGCAAGGTTGAATAGCGCTTTTGCAGCTTCTGCGTCGGCCTTAATTTCTTCAGCAGTAGAACCCTGTAGCCTGCTAGCGAACGCCTTTAGATGCTCACCAGGAACACCTACCTCTAGCGCGGCATCAAGCTTAATGCTGTCGATTTCAACACTAGCCAACTGGCCCTTAAGATCTGAAAGTTCCGTCTTAAGCTTCTCAACTTCGCTCTGCACGCTCTGCTTTACTTCTGCTTCAACTTCATTCTTGGCGTCGCGCAAGCGATTACGATAACTTGCTGCATCATTACGAGCACGTGACAACTCGTCCTGTGCCCATTTAGGTAGCTTCTCAACGCTATCAATCTTGCTCAGGTCAATCCCTGAGTCATTCGATGCGTTGTTCTGCTGCTGATTGCCTGCATTGCCATTTGCATTTTCATTCAATGGCTGGCTAGGCTGTGTCATTTCGTTACCTCCAGGGTAATTGATCAAGTACCAGACTCGATTTAATCGTCAACAAATTACGCTGCTGACGTAAGCGTTGTTTCGTCTTCTTCCTTCGAACCACGAAGTTCCTTACGCATCTCCAGAAGGATGCCTTTGTAAGTTTTGTCCTTGGCGCGCTTGCGAGCTTCTTTATAAATTTCGAAAGCTTCAAGTTCCTGCGCCTCGCTAGGGTAATCGCTGAACTTATACACAGGAACAGCGACACAAGTACACCCGGGATGCCATTTGTGCATCATTTGATTCATGGCGTCTGTGTCGTTTTCCTGCCAGAGCTTCGCAGCCAGTTCCTTCGATCCCTTGAAAGCTGCTGTGGTTTGTGTACTGTACACAGGTCCACGTGAAATCATCATTGTGCAGAAGGCACATGTAGGGGGTTTAGGATCGAAACGCGCCCACCCGCGAATGGGACGAGAAAAATCGTCGCTGACGCCTTGAATTAGGGTGTGTCGCTGTGCGTCCTCGACCACCTTAATAGCGCGATTAACAGCATCGTTAATTGCGCCTTCTACGTTCTTCGTCTGCTGAAACTGCACGTAAGTGGGGCGCATATCCTGAGCCAGCCACTCAAACGGGTAGTGATCGTCCTTGTAGATGTTGTGGCGAGTTGTTAGACCTGTTTGTTCTTCGCGATTGGTATCGAAGAACTGGCGGGCTAGCTCGGTGCCTTCTTCCCTGAAAGGGACAAGTACTCGATAGAGAACTGCGAGCATCTGACGCCACTGCGTAAGCGACATACCAGGAACAATGAACTGCTGAAAAACCCAAGCTACAGCGCGAAGCATGCGCCTAATCAGCGATTCCTTGCGCCTCACGTATTCATTAAGATTCACCATAGCTCGTTTCGTTAAGTCGGACAGGCAGGATTCGAACCTGCGGCCTCTGCATCCCAAATGCAGCGCTCTAAACCAAGCTGAGCTACAATCCGATTACTGCCAAGTGCCATCTTTACGGACACGAAGCTGTGTCGCTATCCAAGCGTTTCCTTGACGAATGTATGCTTCTGTCGCTGTGGGCTCTGAGGGATTGATGATGCTGGCGAAGTCTGTTATTGCTTCGTCATAAAATCGAATGTCGCTGAGAAGCGTTGCGCTCGAACTCCACTCTGGGCCGAGCAAAGTAGATGTGTCAGTGCGAATGGGAGGCACAAGAGCATCAGTGTTCGCATTCACGCCGTCAAGGTAAAACTTCAGCGTCTGGCCTGTCGCGTCGTATGTCGCTGCGTAGTGGTGCCATTCGCCGTCTGTCGGTGCTACTGTTCCTGACCGAACGAGCGACGATGTGTTACGTGCCTGCGCACAAATACTGCCGCTCAAGTACAAAATACCCCAGCCCCCGGAATCGGTGGGGGCAGGGACATGTTCCTCGATATACCAAACGCCGTCTGTTCCCTTTGCCCAGAAACATAGCGTTCGCGACGCAGTTTGAATGGCCTGCCTAAGCGCCTCAGGAAAAATTAGCCTGTTAGTTCCGGTCTTCTGCATGGCGCCGTTGCTGACGCCTTCAGGGCCGCCGACAATTTGGGCGGTGCTCGACCCTGTTAGGTCGGTGTCGAACCCATTATTTGTCGCGTCTCGCAGCATAAGAGACCCTGGACTGTTACACGGAAAGTGAGCAATCAGGGTCATGACGATGGGATCCAGACGTCGCCATTGATCAAGTTAATGTCCGAGGGAGCGTCAAAACTAGCGCTACCGCCTATGAAGAACGTGGCGCGTGGGCTTGTACCGCGAGCGGGCCATCCTGCGTTGAACAGGAGGAAGCGAGGAGCGTCAGAAGCATCAGCCTTGTTGTCGAGAGCGGCCGTTAGCCCTGTGATGTCGCTCTGAGGATGAGTGTGCGCGCTGGGAGGGAAGGTGCTTGGCTTCCCAGTGACGCCTGTGGTATAGTCGTGAGTATGAGCAGTCGGCGCAAACACAGTTGGCTTGTTAAGTACGTTTACCCACTCAACGCTGCCTACCGACGCAGTAACGTTTACGTTGCCGTTCGCATCGGGAGACACACCATTGACGCTTTGTACGTAGACCTTGACAGTCTCTATAGGCGTTTGCGGCGACGCCTCACTAAGAACAATGTCCGGTCCCGCAGGCGCTAGAATGGTGTACGGTGCTCGATTAGCCCTGTTGTTGAACTGCTCGACAACCAAGTACCCCCACCCTGTCGGGGTTAGGTCGGGGTCGTCAGTGCTAGGTAGAAGGATGCTAAAAGCGCCTGTGCTGTCGATTTCAGCAACGAGCGGGGTCTTCTCCCGTAGGATTGTGACGTCACTCACAGTTGCTCGTACCTGTGAGACTGTGGGGTAGAATGAAATGCGCCCTGATGCGGGGTCGCCATCAAAGCCCACGTACGAATCACGAACGCGGACTGTAGTGACCTCAGTAGGCAGGCTCATTCATTTCCTCTTCGCACTCACCGAAACTAACCCACAATCATTGCAAACGATGCGAACATCTGTCTTTGTTTCATAACGTCTAACGTTATTACTTTTGCAACGATTGCACATGTCCACGCGGGAGGGCTCGAACCTCCGGCCGCCTGTTTGTAAGACAGGTACTCTACCAACTGAGTTACGCGTAGTTAAACGTCGATACCACAGGAATCGAACCCTGACCACCAGCGTGAGAAGCTGGTATCCTAACCGTTAGACGATAGGACCGCATGTCCTGTAGGATTTGAACCCACACAAACAGGGTTGGAGCCTGTCATGCTACCGTTACATCAAGGACATTCAAGGGAAGATAACTAACCTGAGGTAGCGAATCTGCAAGATAGCTACCTTCCCTATCTGTGAGAATACTAAATCACTGATTCTCAGTATCAGGTGAGGAATCGTTTTCGTTGCTATTTGAACTTGTGGTTAGGGGGAAGCGAGCGCTCGGGACACCGAGTAGCGATGCGGCGTACTCGGCAGTCTCTTGCTCATCCCACTCCTTCATCTGGGCGCGCTCCTCAGGAGTGTACCCCATGTCAATTCGTGCCTGCTCAACCGGGATGATAGGCTTGCCTGCGACTAGCTTCATGGCGGCGTCAGCCTTAGCGGCGTACGTCGGGGTGCTGGGGTCCGCCAAGATTGCCTGTAGTCTATTATACTGTTCGGGCACCTTGCCGTCAATCACAAGCGCTCCCACCCTCATGACCTGAGTCCAAATCTTACCGAACATCGAGCCTTTCAGTTCACAGGTCTTGACAAGGCGTGCTTCACTTGCTCTAATGGCGTCGGCACTCGCGGGGTTCTGTGAGTTGAACGAAAGGTACTGAGGAGGTAGCCCTGTGTAACTTGCCGCGTTGCGTGCTAGTTCTTGGAGAGCACCTGTGTAGTTGGAAAGCTCGGCGGCCGTGAACTGAGTCGCCTTGCCATTTTCATTCTCGAATGCTAGGATACCCGCCATGTATGCTTTGTACTGGGCAGCCGCATCCCCAATGTTCGATGTGATGGCTTCTTTCTCAACACCAAAAAGGAGGCGCTGCGGGACAGCCATAAGATCGGCGGCGGTCTGCATGTTGAGCATGATGCGAGTCGCAGCGTCCTGTACAGTGCGCAGCTCAGGAATGATCTCTGACCTGCCATACCTGTCGCCTGCGCGCTCACGATTCATCGACGGAACAATAGGAACTATACCTAGGTCGTGCACAATCTCATCAACCGTAGTGTAATCACCACGGCGATTGTCAACGAGAATGACCGTGCGGTCAGGGAGGTAGACTGTGTACTGCTGATCTTCGTCTGTGGCGTCTCTCGAGCTGGGGTCGCGATAAAAACGAACTGCCCAATTGACACGACGAGTGCGAGGATCAATATCAGCCCACATGTGACGAGGGGACTCAATCCTGATAAGCGGCACATCCATAGGGTGACCATAGAGCGCATCTTCATCGGTGGGGGCACTCACGCTAATGTACGAGCGCCCATGAATCAACGTCTCAAGAAAACTTACAACGCTCTCTTGCTCAAGATCATTAATATTCCACCAGTCCATCAAGCGGTCATCAAACTCTGGCGTGTCGGGAGTCCTAAAGCCGTCGATTTTGGTGCGGGCTGTGAGAGCATCAAGATACAACCTGCTATAGCCTACGCTCGCCACTTGATTGCGAAACTCAGGCGGGATGACTGCACTACCACGCGAAATTACTCTGCACGCCTCGTAATATTCGCTGTCTTCGCGCATGTCTTTAGAGCGCTTCTGCAGTTCTTCGCGCGCCAAGTCAATGCATTCACTTACAGTTGGCATTAGAAAATCGCCATACCCTTCTTCTTATTCTGCTTACTATGTAGATATTGCATACGAGCGCTATACGCCAATACCGCACAGACAGCAGCATCAATCTTCTTGTCGCTCATGCGCGATTCCTTGCCAATGCCTACAAGGTCGTAAGTTTCGCTAGGGCGAGTGCGTGCATTCAAAATATGCTGACGAAGCGCCTTATTCCCATCATGCTTAATACCCTCATCAACAACAGCGCTCTGAAATGCCTCACAGTCTTCGAGAAAATCTTTCTTGCCTTTTGTGCGCATGTCGTACGCAATAGCATGCCCGGGCGTGGCTTTGATAGGGAGCTTATTGCCGAAATCAGCAGTCCACTGATCGATGTAGGCTTCGAATTCTCGGACGTCGGCGCGCATCCCTACAACTTCATAGGTCCTAAACGCATGCCGCACAGCCTTATCAACTTCAACTGTTGGGATCTTCCCTGTCTCATACGCCTTAGGATTCCACAAATTGAGAAGGAAGAGCGCTCCATCCTCAATGCGACATGCCACGAGCGCTGTATGATCTCCCCCGCGAGACCCATCAAATCCCAACGTAATCTTATCGCCTGGACGTAGACGCAGCAGTTTGTTTTCTAACGCATCCCACTCAACTGCCGTAATCCAAGCATCCTCTGTCGCAACAATTTGGTTGAGATACTTGCGCCTTGCCTCACTGGGGATCGTGCGAGGGTCGTAAATCTCCTGAATAAGACGATCAATATCCAACCACGTCGCATCCCCACGGCACAACTCAATACCACGGCGCAAAGATACTGGGTCACTCAACTCTGTGTCAGGAGGTGCTTCAAGAGCATCATAAAATAGCTTAAAGTACTCGCGCTGATTATCAAACTCTCCGCTCATCAACTCCATGAACGCTTCGTAATCCTGCTCAGCAACACTATTTTCGCCTGGACGATGAGCGTTACAAATACTCAAATAGCGAAAAGCACCCTCGCGGCCCTTCGCCGTGTTACCCTGAATCGCCCCGCGCATCTCATGCCCATTATTATTCTCCAGCCAAAACTGCGTCTCATTCAGCACTACGAAATGTGACCTACCACCTTCTAGTGCTTTTGGCGAACTTGTTACGGCTTCAATACGCCCGCCACCAGCCTTATGAATAATTTCCTTGTGAATCTCAAGGCCATAGTCAGCGATAAGTTCAGGGCTCACCATTGTCGGGAAAAGAGTGAAAGTGTTTCGCGTCTGATCACGAGAAACAGCAGCAACCTGAACCCACGGCGCTGCTTGCGGCTTCCCTACAGGCAGCCCATTAGACTCGAAATGACTGAATTGTGTGGGGGCGCAAAGTTCCAGTAGGCATAGGGCGGCGGCAAAAGGGTCCTTACCCCAGCCCTTCATACGTCGAATCACGCCCGTATTAAAAATAAAACGCCCTCGCTCATCAACCGCATACCACCACAGAATCAAGCGAACTTGCTCGTTCGTGAACATAAACGGCTGCCCAGCATCAGGACCATCAGGCTGATGAAGATACTTCGCACTCCAATACAACAAATACCACCCTAAGGACCTTTCGGGCAGTCCGGGCGGTAGAGTTGTTTCGTATAGCGCTTCGGAGAGCGTGTTTGTGTCAGTCATTAATGTCGTCCTGGGTGCGTTTCAGGAGGACGCTTCCCGAGCGCCTTCCTTCTGAGTTGTGCCTGACGTCCTTCGCGAGCGGACTTTATACTGTGGCAATGGGCACATACGCCTTGTAGGTTTGTGAGGCTATGGTCATCGCCAGGTTGTATGTGATCGACCTCACTGCTCTTGCCCGTGCATCCGTCAAAATGGAGTTGACAGGTGGGGTGGGCACGGAGTACAGTAGGGCGCAAGTAAGAGAACCAGTTAGGAGGTAAGCGTGAACGACGATTCGAAGTCCCCCAGCTCACTTCTTCGTGCTTTCCTCCATGCGCTTGCGATACATGTCAATGATCTGTGCCACCTGAGCGTCTTCCTTGTTGCTCTTCTGGGCGTCGCGAGCGATCTCGATACGCATCCTGCGACGATCACCCTCCGTGACAAGAAGGTTACTCATGGCGGACTGAAGCGCCTTGTACATTTCGGCGGAGGGGCGCCTTGTACTTACAATGGTCTGAAGGATGTGGCATGCGACGCGCGCATACTCCCAATCACTGGGCTCGTAATAAATGGCGAACGCGCTCTGAGCCAGCGATTCGTAAAAGTCTACGACCATGGGATGTGGTTCGTAAGGAAGATTGAGGGGCGGGACGCTCACGGGTCCTTCGGCTTCAATCTTGTCGATGGGGATCTCGGGTTCGTTGCGACGCAGCCTATCTTCGCTGCGCTTCGGTACCTGACCGCGCATGATGTCTCCTTTCAAAGAGAACCTGTCTCTTAGCTATACTAAACTACATATAATTCAGAAGATCGTATTGCGTATGTTCTGGGACGCCCGTACCACTTTTAGGTGCGGGCGTTCTCGTGTCCATTGAAAATCGTACAAAATATCGCTGCTGTT